CTATTTCTGACACTCTTTTTCTTTATCCATTTGCCTTTTCAAGTCTTTCTCGGATTTCATGCGCTCGTATAGTGGGCGGTCTATTTGAACATAATCCTTTCCGTCAAGTGTTGCATCAAGAATGACATCAAGCAACTTCATTTCATCTGCTGAATGGTTGTATGTAAACAAGTCATTCGCTTCTTCTTTGGATAGCAAAACATAGCTTGCCTTGAACATAGCCGACCGTGCTTTGGCTTTCCAAACTTTCTTTTGCTGTTTCTCCCATGATTGCACCTTTGGTTTGCGTTTCCGCTTTCTCTTTGTTGGCTGTCCTGTTGGTTGGTAGATACCATTGTTTGCAGTCTGTCGCTTACCATACGCCCAAAGCAGACCAACGAAAAAGATAATCACAAGTACGGCTATCATTCTTCAAACATCTTTCCGGCACCCAACATTAGCCATTTGGCATTTACTCCAAAGTCCTTTACCATTGGGTACATCCACGAAACTTGAAACCATCCTCTATCCAAGTCCTTGCGGTTGGCTATGAGGTTGCGCCTGTCAATCTCATACAGGCGGCAATAGGTATTTACACCTCGTATCTTTTTCATCGCTATTATCGCATCAAGGGCGCAATAAAAGCGTTCCATTATCTGTTTGCTTACTGGTGTATTCATAAATCATCCGCTGCTTGATTTATCTTTGCACGTTCTTCTTTCGCTTTTTGGAGTTCCAATTTAGCGTCTTTATATACAAAGACACTGTATTTTCCATCATTTAGAAAATCCAGCTCTACATTTTCAGTAAGCCAAATATAGTTTTCTTTGAATTTGTTGATTTGAACATAAGCCGACCCATAGGCAGAGCGGAATATGTCAAATAACTTTGTTCCGTATTGCTTTTTAGCAGATGCAGCAATTGAACATACTAACCCTTTATATTCTTTTACCAATATAAGAGATAACTTTACCTCATTGCCTATATGCAACAGCGTTGTGTCCGACACCTCATAACCGCCATCTTTAGCTACAAGCATATCTTTGTACTTTGATATGCTATCACCTAAAACAATCCCCTTAAAGCCTTTTTTTTCATCAAGGTAGGCTGTTGTTCCTTTTTGGGCATAGCAACCTAAAGCCACAAGATAAAATGCGATAAAGCAAAAAACAAATCTTTTCATACGCTCATTGTTCTTAATTGTTCAACATCGGCTTTCAGCTCTTGCAGTTCATCAAAGGGCAAGCCTTTAATCTTTGCGGTCGTGATAGCCTTTTCTAACTCTGTCAGCACCTCTAAACTCCTTTCGGGATTTACTTGGTGTATGGCGATACTCTGCTTGCAAAGTTCAATCACCATTCGATAGTATTCTTTCATATCTTTCTGTTTTATTCTTTCAATACTTGGGGAACTTGCCGAATATGGTTATCCGACATCTGCAACCGCAGCATTGCCTACCTGTTGGGCAGTTCCCTTTTTGGCTACCTCCAACAAAGCCTCCAACTTCCCTATTTGGCGGTTTAGTTCGGCAATCTCCCTGTCCTTGTCGGCAAGCAAGCCGTATGGCGCAATCTGCTTTTCATTCATCATACGCACAATCATTGAAGAAAAAGCCTCGCCTCCTGCTGTGATGAAATCAAGGCTATCCTCGTTTACTTGGACTTGCTTTGTCTGTTGGTTCGTTTTGGGTGGGTATGAATCCTTGTAATACTTGGATATATCACCAAATTCAGACTGCAATATCTCCAATTTATCCATTGGAATTTGTCTAATACCGCTTTCTATGCGAGAAATAAAGTTCTGATTGCAAGAAAACATCCTCGCAATTTCCGCTTGGGTAATTTTTTTATCTTTCCTAAATGCTTTCAAATCAAATACTTTCATATCTATTTTAATTTTTATTGAAAAATATATCCAAAATAATTTGGATAATTCGGATATATATCCTACCTTTGCACCACAATAAGTTTAATAGTGTTGCAAAGATATAAAATTATGTCTGTAAAACACACTAAGTCAGATAGAAAAATGAAGTACAAGAAGAAATCTGTCTTTCGGCAAATGTACGATGCACTGCCAACGGAACGCCCACAAGCACCAAAAACAGCATGGGTGAACGAAATAGCAGCAGTGGCAAAGGTACATCCCACAACCGTAAGGTGTTGGCTTGCTGGAACACAGAATCCAGACGAATTGAGAACTGACATTATCGCTAAACACCTTGGCGTTAGTGCAAAAGAATTGTTCAACTCTTAAAGTAAACGACAATGAAAAGGGACACTTTGGTAAACTTTATCGGTATGTGTGTTTGGGTGCTTATCGCCCTGTGTTGTACGATTACCATGTTTCTAAATTGGGGACACATCATTTTCGCCCTTGCTGGTTGGGCATTTGCTTGGCTTTGCTATGTGGAGAAAGAGTATTGCACCGAAAGCGTAAGAGATTATTTCAAGCGTAAAAGGAGGGCATGATATGGCTATTACGATGGAGTTGTACGAATTGAAGAACATCTGTAAGGAAATGGCGGCATTGGGTGCTGCCACGATAGTACAGAGCAACGCACCAAGCAAGGACTTGGTTTCACAGCGTGAGGCATATCGCCTGTTTCAAGAAATGCGAGTGAGGCGGTGGGTTGAGCAAGGTCTTATAACTCCACAACGTAACGGTGCTGCCCCCAACTCAAAGCGTTTCTATTCAATGGTAGAGTTGCAATCGCTCAACAATGCGGAAACACTAAAGACAATCATTAACAGATAAAAGAACTATGAAGAAGATTAGCGAATTTATTTCTGCCTATCTGAAAGGCAGAAAGGAGCGCAAAGCCGAACAGCAGAAAGCGGTGATGCAAAGCGAGTCCTTGAAAGTTGTGCAAGTTATGGAGTTTCAGAACCAACTCTATATTTGCTACAACAACATTCCACTGATTGATATTCGCTATGTAGAGAATGTGCAATCGGTGCTGAATGACGCACGGACAATCAGAGAAAAGTATATCGAAAGTAACAACATCAAATTTGGCGTACAATGAAAAAGATAATTTTGAAATCGCTTGCCCTTGTGAACTTTAAGGGTGTCCGTGATTTTAGCATAGCTTTCAATGACGGCATTACGACCGTGTGCGGAGATAACGGCACAGGCAAGACAACGCTCTATGATGCGTATTTGTGGCTTTTGTTCGGCAAGGACAGCACAGGCAGAAGTGACGGTGCTAACGGTTTTAACGTAAAGACCACAGGAGAGGATGGCAAGCCAATCTACCGCTTGGAACATTCCGTTACAGCCGTGCTTGAAGTGGACGGAAAGGAAATAAAACTGCAACGCTCACTTGTTGAGAAGTGGCAGAAAGTGAACGGCACTACCGATGAAGTGATGAAAGACGAAACACAGTATTTCATCAACGATGTGCGCACAGGCACGAAGAAAGAGTATCAAGTGGAAATATCGGAGATTATACCCGAAGATGTGTTCCGCATGATAACCAACCCTTACTACTTTACATCATTGAGTGCGGAAACGCAAAAAGATATGTTGCTTGAAATGGTTGGCAACATTGATGATGAAGAAGTGGCGGCTACCGACCCCGATTTTCTTGCATTGCTTGACCAAATCAACGGCACAAGCCTCGCAAAGTGGGCAAGAGAGATTGCGGCTAAGAAAAAGGCTTGCAATGATGCACTTGCCACCATTCCCGCAAGTATCGAAACGGCACAGAAACTTATGCCAGAAAGTGAGAATTGGGCAGTGCTTGAAAAGCAGTTGAAAGAAGTGCAAGACCGTGTTAAGGAAATTGACGCACAGATTGCCGACAAATCCGCTCTGAACGATGAGGCTTATAAGCGCAAGATGACACTTATGAAACAACAGGCAGACAAGCGTATTAAGTTGCAAGACCGTGAGAATACTATCCGCATGGAAGCCAACGCAGCACACAACAAGGCACTTTCCGATATTCAACAAATGGAAAACGAGTTGTCAATCTATCAGAAGAACTTGGATAACTACCGCAACGACAAAATGAACGTGGACGGCAAGATTGATGAACTCAACGGCAAACTGGTAGAAATGCGTGAGCAGTTCAAGGCTGTTGCAAAAGAGCAGTTCCCAGAGCCAAGCGGTGATGTGCTTGTGTGTCCGACTTGTGGCGAGCCTTACAAGGGCGAGAACTTGGAAAATGCCATTGCAAAGTTGCGTGGTAACTTTGAACAGAGCAAATCCAAGCGACAGAAAGACATTCAGACCAAGGGCAAGCAATACAAAGCCGAATACGACAGAGCCGTGGAGCAGCAGACCAAACTAACGGGTCTTATTGCCAAACTTGAAGATGATGCACTTGAAATAAAGGGCAATATCGAAATCAAGAAAAACAACATCCCCGTTGCTGGCAATGCTGACGAGGCTATTGCCAATGATAAAGAGTGTATAGCGTTACGCAACGACATAGCGGAAATCGCCAATCAGTTGCAAGTTGAGGTACCTCAAGTCGATGTGTCGGAACTGCAAAACGAGAAAGCCGACAGCAACGCTGCCATTGCCGATATTAACAAGCGACTTGGCAAACGTGCGATGATAGAGCGAGTAAACAAGGAGATTGCCGACCTTGAAGAAAAGCGCATAGCCAACAACCAAGCCAAGGCAGACTTGGAGAAATGGGAAGATGTCTATTTGCGCTTTCAGAAAGCCAAGGATGAAGTTCTTATGCAACGCATCAACGGCTTGTTCAATGTCGTTTCGTTCTCATTCGTTAAGGAACAGAAGAACGGAGGCGAGAAAGTAACTTGCTATTGCATGGTGAACGGTGTGCCTTATGCTGATGTCAATGCCTGTGGCAAGGTAAACGCTGGCTTGGATATTATCAACGCTATATGTGCCACAAAAGGCATATCAGCACCCATATTCATAGACAATAGGGAGAGCTTTAACCAGATAATCCCAACAATCTCACAAATCGTGAACTTGAAAGTGAGCAACGACAAACAACTTACCATTAAAGCATAATTCGATATGGAAGAACAAAGACAAATGACAGCACAGCAACCGCAACAAAGCGGTGCTGTTGCACAAAAGCCACAAGCGAAGAACTTAGACACGCTGAAAAGAGTGCTTAACGCTGATTCCGTGATGGCGCAATTCAAGAACGCACTTAGCAAGAACGCATCTACATTCGTGGCTTCGCTGATAGACTTGTACAGTTCGGACAGCAAACTGCAATTGTGCGACCCTAACCAAGTGGTGAAAGAGGCTCTGAAAGCAGCGGTATTGCACTTGCCTATCAACAAGGCTTTGGGACAGGCTTTCATCATTCCGTTCTACAACACGGTAACGGATGCAAAAGGAAACAAGGTTAAGAAGTATGAGCCAGTATTTCAGATAGGCTACAAAGGCTTGTATCAGCTTGCAATGCGTACAGGCAAGTATGCTATCATTAACGCTGATGTGGTGTACGAGGGCGAGTTACAGCGTGTGTCTAAGCTGACTGGTGAGATTGATGTTGAGGGACGCAAGGTTTCAGAAAAGGTTGTTGGCTACTTTGCCTACATTCAGTTGGTGGACGGCTACCACAAGGCAATCTATATGTCGGTTGAAGATATGGCGGCACACGCCAAGCGTTACTCAAAGGCTATTGCTTTCAACAGAAGTGTTACGATAGAAACATTGCTCAATCTCGCCAAGCTGCCTGTCAATGCCGACAGTTCACAAGTAGGCTGGCAAGGTAACTTTCACGCAATGGCTATCAAGACCGTGTTACGCAACCTGTTGGGCAAGTATGGCTATCTGACGGTATCATTGCAAGAGGGCATTGCAACGGATGCACAGAGCGACACAGACGAAAAGCAAGTAATTGTTGCCGATGCACAGGCGGTAGAAGTCGTTGATGATGCAAACGTGGAGTATGAAGAAGTTGGCAATGCGCCACAAATCGAAGATAACACAGAGGAAAAAGAGCCAGACCCCGGCTTTTGATTAATCAAGTGAAGTATGGAGTTGAAAGTGTTAGGTTCAAGCAGCAACGGCAATTGCTACATTCTTGACAACGGCAAGGAGGCTTTGATACTTGAGGCTGGTGTTCGTTTCCAAGAAGTGAAAAAGGCTTTGGGGTACAATCTCCGAAAAGTCGTAGGCTGTCTTATAACCCACAGGCACAACGACCACGCCAAGTATATAAAGGCAATGGTGGATAATGGCTTTCACACGTTGGCTTTGGCTGATGTTTGGGAAAACAAAGGCGTATGGGGTTCACGCTCTGTTGCCATTGTTCCCAAACACGGCTACAAACTTGGTAGGTTTAAGGTGTTGCCGTTCAACGCTTGCCACGATGTGCCTTGTGTCGGCTTCCTCATAGAACACCCCGAATGTGGGCGGATAATGTTCCTCACTGACAGTTGCGAATGTCTTAGCCTGTTTCCACGGCTTAACCACATCCTGATTGAGTGCAACTATTCAATGGCAAAACTCATTGAGGCTGTCAATGCTGGAGTAACGCCCAAAAGTCAAATAGACCGCTTGCCAAACTCGCACATGGAACTGCAAACGTGCAAGTCGGTACTCTCTGAATTAGACCTTGCCAATGTGTTCAACATAGTGCTTTTGCACTTGTCAGACCACAACAGCGACAGGTTGAGATTTGTATCTGAAATCGAAAGGCAGACAGGCAAAGCCGTGTATGCTGCCGCTCCAAATATGGATATTGACATTACAAAGTTCTGATATGGCAAAGGTCTTGGTTGAAAAACGAAAAGGATTGTTCACGTTACAACCGCTCTACGAATGGTTTAGGCAAGTGTGTGACGGAATGTATAGGATTGAGGTTAAGCGGATGCGCAAGCCACGCTCAAACGACCAAAACGGATGGCTGTGGGGTTGCATATACCCCATGCTGCTTGATGCACTCTTGGAGGCTGGTTGGGAGTTTGTGAGTGTTGAGCAAGTACACGAATACTTCAAGAATATGCTTGCCAAGGACAGTGTGGTAAACAGGCATACAGGCGAGATTGTGGAGTTTCCGACATCAACTGCAACAATGGACACGCTGACATTCTCCACCTATTGCGAGAAACTGCGTGAGTATGGGCGTGAATACCTTGGAATTGAAATACCCGACCCCGATAAATATTGGAGAACAAGCGATGATACAAGTACCTAACAACGTGGTTACTGACTTGGTAAGGCACATTCCGATGATTTTAGAGTTGTTGCCCAAGGACACAAGTACAAGGGTGTACAACGCAATGAGAATAACAAGAAAGAACATTCAGAAACTTAAAAGATTAAGCGATGAACAACGAAAGCAAAAAGATTGAGGTGAGCGAAAGCAACCTTAAAGCTGCCTTTGAAGTGGCAGACGAAAGCACTAAGAAAGTGCTTGTGGCTCTGTTTGGCAAGATAGAGCCGACAGACGATAACAAGCCAAGTCTTAAAGATTACAAGTCTATACGCTCTTATGCGGATGCTTGCAAGGCTTTGGGCGAAAGCGTAGATGAAGAAACGCTGTCAAAGGCTGGTGTGCCTAAGCACATAATCGCCCAAATGAAATTGGAGCTGATTTGCAAGGCTCTTTGGGGTGGTGAGGTTAAGGTATATCCCGACCCCGATGGAAATCGCATTTACTGGTATCCTTGGTTTGTACTTTACAACCAAAGTAAGATTGACGGTATGAGCGATAAAGAAAGGGGTTGCCTCCTGTCTGCTTTTGCGTCTTATGGTGCGTTTGCGGGTTTCGGTTATCTGTATGCGGGTAATCGTTCCTCGGGCTCGGGTGCGGGCAGTGGCTTCCGCTTGTGCCTTGACACAGAAGAAAAGGCTGAATACTTTGGCAAACAGTTCTTGGAGCTGTGGGCGGAGGCAATAGCTTTCAATTTCTCTGTGGGTGAACGCTTGAAGTAAGTTTAACCAAAACAAGATAAGTTATGCAAGATTTAATGTTTGCTGATGAACCCGTAGAGAAAAGGGAACAGCTATTGCGTGACAACTGCGACCAAATTGTGGAACGTAGCTACACACGCAAGTTTGAACAGCACGAAGTGAACGCAAGGCGTGAAGAACTTGAAAACGTGTCTATCCAAGTGGCAGAGCTTGAAGATAAACTCGCTGAAATCAGAGCCGACTACAAGGGACGCATAAAGCCGTTGCTTGAAAGACGAGGCTTAATCCTTGATGAACTCAAAGCAAGAGGCGAGTATGTAAAGGGCGATTGTTTCAAGTTCGTAGATGTGGACGAGGGAAAGACTGCATTTTATTCGCCAGAGGGTTACAAGTTGGAGGAAAGACCGATTACCCCCGAAGAAAGACAGCGTACCGTTATGCAATTCGTGCGTAGAACAGGAACAGAAGATTAAGTTATTCACCAAGTAAAACAACAAAACAATGGAGCAAAACAATGAAAAGATTGCCGTTAATATCGGCAACTACACAGGCGAAAAGCCTATCGAAGTAATACTGCGTGAGGGTGTTGCACCCAAAGTTCAGCAGTTGGAGTTGAAAGAACCCGAAAGTATCAACGTGACAGGCGTACTCTCCACGCCTCTTGACTGGCTCACAAAGCGAATTGACACTATCGAACAGAAGAAAGCCAATATCGTAGTGAACCGTGAGGAAATGACAATCACGCTCACAATCAACGAAAGCGATTACTACACTAAGTCCACGTTTGTAGGCAAGGCTGCCTATTCGGAAATCTTTGAGAAATTCCACATCAACGATGAAAAGATGGGTTGGATTCCCGCAAAGTTGGGTCAGTTCTTGCGCCTTAACCGTGCCGTATTCGCTGACAAGAGCGAGAACATGAAACTTGTATCTGCCCTCAAGAACTTCACTGCAAATGCGAAGTCGGAGATTGAGAAGCAGCGTGACCCGTCTGGAAGTCGTGCCGATGTGTACCGTACACAGGTGGAAAGCAATCTGCCCAAGAGTTTCACGGTGAACCTCTCCATTTTCAAGGGTACGGAGAAAACGCCTATTGAGGTGGAGTTTGACCATTACCTTACAGACGGTGATGTGTTCTTACAGCTTGTATCGCCTGGTGCAAAGGAAGTGGCAGATGAATACCGTGACCGTTGCATTGATGATGTGCTGGCTAAAATTCGTGAGATTGCGCCCGACATTGCAATCATGGAAGCATAACACTTAGCGTATGGCAGACAAGCGGAAATACTCACTTATGCCTTTTGATACGAGGGTGTGGTTGTCAGACCCTCGTATCAATACCCTTTCGCTCATGGCAAAGGGTGTGTGGGTAACAATGCTCTGCTATATGTGGGAAAGTTCCCAACGTGGTATGCTTGTAAAGCCTAACAACACACCATACACATTAAATGAGTTGGTAGTGTTGTTGGGTCTTACAGACGATGAACCATTACAGGAACTCATAGATTGCGGTGTGCTGTCGTTAAACCACAAAGGCGTGTACTATTCTGCCGACATGGTTAAACAGGCTGATATAAGCGAGAAAAGGCGCAATGCTGGCAAGAAAGGCGGTGATGCAATGAAACAACGGCTGACTGAAAAGGACAAAGCACCGTTCACAGAGAAAGAAAACGATGTTGTGCCACCAACCCCAAAAGAACCGCCACCCAAGCATACACAGCAAGAACAGCCTTTGCTATTCTCCAACGATACAGGCAGCGAGGATGTACCGCCACCACTCACAGAAAAGCAAAAGCAACTGATTGAGAAAAAGAGAAAGTACCACTATGCCGAATGTGTTACACTTACCCGTGATGAATATGCCAAGCTCTGTGCGGAACACACGGAAGATGGCGCAAAGCGGATGATTGAAATGCTTGACAACTATAAAGGCTCAAAAGGCAAGCGGTACAAAAGTGATTACAAGGCTATCCTCAATTGGGTAGTGGATAAGTACAACGAAGAATATTTAAGATATGGAACTCAACGGCAAACCAATTCTATTGCCCCAAACACAGGAAGAGGCATTGAAAATAATACGAGATATGCAAGCGGAGCGTTACCACTTGACCAAACAGCGGTCGGAGGCTCTGATAGCACAACACAGGAGGGCTACTCTGAAAGGTTTTAGATATGACCTTACAGACCCTCACGAATACGCACAACACGTTAATCTGATTGTTAGCATTGGCAAGAACTATATGCTGCGTGAGTTTTCGGATTTCGTTGTTGATGAACACAACTCCAAGGTGTTGCGTTTCTTGACCTACTACTTTAACAACTGCATTTTGGCTGAAAACGTGTTCCCCGATGAAGATTACAAGCTCCACAAGAATATCTTGCTTGTCGGTGAACCCGGCACAGGCAAGACCATGATAATGCAAATCTTTTCGGACTACCTTAGAGCGACCAATAACGAGAACTATTTTCGCAATATCAGCATGACCCAACTAATGAACTACCACAAGGTATATGGGCATATTGACAAGTACACATACAATGAGCAGAAAGGCGCAAGCACACAAGAGGCTTATGATGGTGTTGCTCCATTCGGAGTGTGCCTTAACGACTTGGGACTGGCTACCGAAAAACAAAAGAGTTTTGGAACGCTGCTAACACAGATAACCGATGAATTTCTGTTTGCTCGCTACGAGATATACCAACAGTACGGCAAACGCTATCACATAACAAGCAATCTGACGGTGCGAGAACTGAAAGAACGCTTTGAGAAACGACTGATTGACCGTTTCAAAAGTTTCAACGTGATAGAGTTGCACGGTGGAAGTAGGCGCAAGTAGCGTTTTTTATTTACTTACTAAGTGTGTTTGATGAACAATGTTAGAACAGATGGAACATAAATTCAATTACAATTGGACGCTGAAAAATGCCAATTTCACAAAAGATAAAGGCACGGTATTCAGTTGTTTTGCTTGTGGGGGGGGGGGTAGTTCTATGGGGTACAAATTAGCTGGCTTTGATGTGGTTGGATGCAACGAAATAGATAAGCGTGTTATGGACTTGTACGAGAAAAATCACCACCCACGATATGCCTTTCTTGAACCGATACAGACATTCAAGGAAAGAACTGCATTTCCTGATGCGTTGTACAACCTTGACATTCTGGACGGCTCGCCTCCTTGCTCCACATTCACAATAGCAATGGCAAGGACACGACAGGAAACATGGGGAAAGGAAAAGCGTTTCAGAGAGGGACAGACAGAGCAAGTGCTTGATACGCTATTCTTCGATTTCATAGATGTTGTACGCAAGTTGCGCCCAAAGGTTGTTATCGCTGAAAACGTGAAAGGATTGCTCCAAGGTGCTGCCAAGAAATACGTTCAACGTATTCACATGGAGTTTGAGGATGCGGGTTATACCTGTCAGCATTTCTTGCTTGATGCGCAATACATGGGTGTGCCACAGCACAGGGAACGTGTTTTCTTTGTATGCCTTAGAAACGACCTCATACAGTATGTACCGACCGCACACACATTGTTTGACACATACCCAGTGATAGATTTGAAATTTGATGAAAAGCCTATAACGTGCGAGGAGGCACACCTCACACTTGGCGACCCGATAACAACACCTTGCTACATTGACGAATACAAGCGGTTGAAAAATGGCGAAGAAACAAAATACCAACAATGCGCCTTAGTAGATAAGGACATGGTACACCCCACAATATTAGCCGGGTATCGGCAAAAAGCCTCGCCTATGCCAAGTTGGGGCATGAACTGGCTTTCAAACGAAAGTGTATGCAAGGTGTCCTCATTCCCCACAGACTACGATTTTGGCAACCAAAAGCCATATTACGTTTGTGGAATGAGCGTACCGCCTGTAATGATTGCGCAAATCGCAAGTAGAGTTTATGAACAATGGTTATCCAAAATTAAAACAGCATGAAAAAGAATGTAATACTGATGTTGAACAGAGTGTTTCCCGTAAAGCACAAGAAAGAGGGAAAGCCTACGATGTTTGCAAACTTGCTCTACGCAAGCCACAAAATACATACCGTGCGTGTGGATGCAAGCGGATTGTGGGCAAAGCGGTGTGAGGAAGTGAACAGCGGAAAGAAAATACTTTCTGTGCGTGAATGGACGGAAAGACCTTACCGCTCGGAACAGCGAGAGTTGAAGAAGTTAAGCCAGATAGGACTGCAATACATAACTATGACATATTCGTCTGATGATGCGCTGCCTCAGTGCTGGATTGACAACAAGCGTGTGCCTGTTGAGGATGTGGCAAGCAATGACGGATTGAGTGTTGATGATTTCGTGGATTACTTCTTTGGCAAGTGCGGATGCAAGAGCAACGTGTTTGAGGGAGTGATAATCCACTTTACAGATTTCAGATACTGACTATGAGCGCAAATGTTTTTGATGCGGAAGATTTACGCAAGGCAAGGCGTGAGTTGCAAAAGTATAATGCTATGAGTAGAGAAGGATATAAAAATATACTCGGTGAAGAAATATGCAAGTTCTGTCCGTGGCGCAATGGCGATATAGACCATAAAGCGGATGGATTGTGCGAGGGTACTTGGTGCGATGATGCAATGGATAATTTCATTGAGGAAAACGAAGAATACTTTGATGATGATGAATGAGCCACTGGTACTGAAGAACTGCACTTGCTACAATTGCGATTGCATGGATGTGATGAAAGATATGCCAGACAACAGCGTGGACTTCATACTGTCTGATATTCCCTACGACTTGGATTTGAACGGTGGAGGCTCACATGGGGACTTTTGCACAAGAAAGCAAATCCAATCACGCAAGAACAGCTCGCTTTATTTCGTGTCGCAAGGTATTGACTATGACAAGGTGTTTGGCGAGTTTGAGCGGATTTGCAAGGGTGTGAACATCTGCGTGTTTTGCTCCAACAAACAGATAGGGCGCATAATGACATGGTGGGAAAACAAGGGGTATGTGGCAACCTTGCTTGTGTGGGATAAACCGAACCCTATGCCGTTGGGCAATGGCTGCTACATCAATAACCTTGAATTTATCGTATATGTGCGCTCCAAGGGTGTAACGTACAACAACCTCGGTTATGAACTGCAAATGAAAACCTTTCACGACCAACCGCCACAGGCAAAGAACAGGCTACACGAAACGGAAAAGCCAATCAATCTGTTACGCCACCTGTTGATGTTGCACTCCAACGAGGGTGATGTGGTGTTTGATGCGTATGCTGGCAGTTTTTCAACAGCCATTGCGTGTTACAAGGAGAAACGCAAGTTTATAGGATGTGAGATATTGCCCAAATACTTTGAAAAGGCGATGAAACGGCTTGAATGGGAACAAAGAACGCAATATTTATTCTAATAAAAACAATCTTAATATGGAAGTGAACGCAACAAAGCGCACAGACCTGTTTCTGATAGACCCAAGAAACATTGTCGTAATGGATGGTTTCAATGTGCGTAGAGATTTTGACTTGGAAGAACTCAAAGAACAGATAAAGGCAAATGGAGTGCTTAACCCTGTTACTGTTATCCCCTACAAAGAGGATGGCGTGGAGAAATACAAGCTGGTGGACGGTGAAAGACGATACCGTGCCACAATGCTTGCAATATCGGAGGGTGCAAACATTCCATTCATCAAGGCACTTAAAGCACCGAAAGGCGCAACAACCGAACAGCTCTACATTGAGCAGATGATGCGCAACGAGGGTAAGCGTTTCTCCGAATTGGAATGTGCCATAATGTTTAGGCGGTTCAAAGAAGAATTTGGCTACTCACAAGTTGAGATAGCCGAAAAGTTCAAGAAATCGCCCGCATTTATCAGCAAGTGCCTCTCGCTGTTGGACTTGCCCCAATACTTGCAAGACAAGATAGCCACTGGCGAGTTGTCGGCAATGGCAGCAAGAGAGATAAGCAACAGCTACACACATGAGAGCGACCAAGTGAGAGCAGCGAAAACAGCGTTGAGAAATGCAAAAGCCAATGGTCGTGCCACTGCCACCAACAAGGAAGTGCAAAGCTCCCTCAAGGAGGCGAAACAGGCAAAAGCCATTGCGGATGCGCTGCGTAATGTGTGGGCGTATTTGGACGGTGAAAAGATGATTGATGTTGATAAGCTCATTACGTTGCTTGACAGCACCAACAGCCTACATTCAGCAATGAAAGAATACAAAAAGACAAAACAAAATGAGAACAATTAAATCAATCCGTTTACCTCGTAAACTCAAAAAGGATGTAATCAAGGTTTGTGGTCGTGAAAACTACTACAAGATGATGTTTATGATGCGCCTACGTTACATTAAGACAGGCGAGTTTGTAACCAAAATCAAAAAGGGCAATGGCTAAGATTATTGGAAAGGCTTATATCGGCATAGACACAGGAACGCATACAGGCGTGGCAATATGGGGCGGTGGGCAGTTTCTCTTGCTTGAAACAATGACTATCCACAAGGCAATGAAGATTGTGAATGAATACGTCCAATCGGGTATTGAAGTGGTTGTGCGTGTTGAAGACCCACGGCAAAGAACTTGGTTCGGAACAGAGAGAATGAGCCGTGAGCAAGAGCGGAAGAAACTGCAAGGTGTCGGCTCTGTCAAACGTGATGCAAGTATATGGGATGATTACCTTTCAGACCTGTGCAAAGACAAGGCTAATATCAAGTATGAAATGGTTGCCCCTAAACGCAATGTAACCAAGCTGACAGGCGAGAGTTTCAAGGCAATAACAAAGTGGCAAGGTCGCACGAATGAACATAATCGTGATGCCGCAATGCTCGTATATGGTTTATAAGCAGATTTTTATTCAAATATGTGTTTATTAAACACAAAATTAGTATCTTTGCAAAGGGTATTCACCAAGTAAATTTACAACGATATGACAACGACAATATTAAGCATAGCAACGGCTTTAATCGTTCTGGCTGTCCTGTATTTGGGCGGTTGGGAATGGATAGGCTCAAAGGTAGTTCTTTTGCTGCCAAAAGCCACGCTCCAAAAGGGCGATAAGGCGGTTATATTCCTTAACGGCAGATACAACCGCACGGCTATAATCTCAAAGGTTGTGGCTGATAGCGTATATCTCTACGACAACAGAATAAAGCTACCGCTTGATTACAGAGGTCGTTTCTATGGTTGGGGTGTTGATACCAATGACGGCAGTAGGCTTGTTTTTCTGAAATACAGAAAGCACTACCGCCTTGTGCGCTTGGCTGAATACATACGCAAATGTTTCCGTGTGATTGAGGATGAGGCTAACCTTGTTCCCGATTGCACGGATTATGTAACCGACAACGAAGAAAGCGAGGTGTCAGATGAAAAGTGAGCCTATGAAGTTCCGCAAGGTGTCGGAGTTGTACCCACTGCCCGAAAACCCTCGCACAATCAATAAGGCTGACTTGGATAGGCTTGTTGATTCAATCCGTATCAATGGCTTTTGGGAACACAGACCGCTTGCCATTGTAGAGCGTGAGGGCAAGTTTATTGTCCTTTGTGGCAATCAGAGGTTGAAAGCAGCCAAGCGGTGTAAGGTGGCAGAAGTGCCAACTGTGCTTTACACGGATGTAACACCCGAAGAAGAGGCTGACCTCATACTTAGGGACAACATCAATAATGGCGAATGGGACTACAACGCCTTGCAAGTGGAAACGACATTTGCCGATGTGAACTTTGATTTTATCGGTTTGAGTTTTCCAAGTGAAGATGAAGAGTCGAAAAAGGGAAAGGGCAAGAAAACTGCAAAAGCGGTGGAACAGGCAGACGAAAGCGAAGATGATAGCACCGACACAGAAGATGATGAAAGCGATACTGACGATGAAAATAACGACAAGGAGGCTTTCTATCGTTCAATGTACAAGGATGTGCTGTATGAGAGCGACAACGAAATGGAAATACCTAACCTGTTGCTTGAAATGCAAGCTGGCAAGGTTGAGCTGCCACTTAGTCCTTGGGGCGCAAACAGCCGACTACGCAAAGATGTAGCGACCTATCATTTCTATGTAGATGATTATCGGTTTGAAGCGTTGTTCAAAGACCCAATAAAGATACTCACAAGCGGATGCAAGGCGGTAGTAGAGCCGAATTGTAGTTGCCACGACCAAACCCCTATTGCTTGGGGTGTTCAACTTATATACAAAAAGCGGTGGCTTTCTCGCTATTTCCAAGAGTGCGGCATTAAGGTATATGCAGACCTCAATGTAAGCCACAAGTTTATTGAGTACAACAAAATGGGCATCCCCAAGGGGTACAACGCTTTCTTTACCCGTGGCTTGGATGGCTGGATGGAAAGTTTGAAGTCTGACCTACAAGTGGCACAGGAAATAAGCGGATTGGAACGCCCTAACTTGGTGGTCTATGGTGGTGGTGAGGAAATCCAAGACTTTTGCCGAAAGCACGGATTACTCTACATTACCGATTTTATCAACGCTAAAAAGAAATAAGCTATGGGTAGGAATAGCGGAGGCGTAACATCAAGCGGTAAGGGTGGTAGCTCTGGCGGGTCCAAAGGAGCAACAGAAAAGGGATATACTGCAAAAATGGTGAAGAACATTGTCGGCATGGAGCAGAAGTACAGACGCAACAAAGATGAAACATTGCACGTTTTCAACTCCAAGGGCGATATTGTTTCTTCAATAGGAGGCAAGGGCGCACAGGTAGTATTTGACCCTAAGAAGATACCCGCAAATAGTATATTGACCCACAATCACCCTCGCTCACTTGGCACAAATGGCATTAGGCGCATAGGTAACTCGTTTTCAAGCGATGATATAAGGTCTGCCATTAAGGTAAATGCAAAAGAAATGCGAGCCGTAACCCCGACATACACGTTTTCTGTGAAAAGACCAAAGGGCGGTTGGGGTGTATCAGCAGATGTTGCGTCAAAGGCTTTTGCGGATGCGAACAGAACGGTATCTAAACAGGGGCATAGTTATCTAACCAAAACAGGGTGGAATGAAAGCAACATAGCAAGAGCAGAAGTTACACATTTCCACAAGGTTATGAAAATACTTGCCAAGAAATACGGATGGGATTATAGTAAAAAGAACAACTAAATATATAACTTTGCAATATGGAAGATAAAATAAAGCAAGTGTTGGAAGAAAACGGTTTGACCGAAAGCCAACTTACAAAAGAAGAACTTGAAAAACTCAAAGAGGAAATCAAGGCAAAGGAACAGGGATTGGTGGTGCTTGATAGCGTACTTGACAACCCCTCATTGTTTTATCGTCAAAAGTAAACAGCTATGGGAAGAAATAGTGCTGGCGTTAAGGCTGGAACCAATGACGGAGGTGGACAATACAAGGGCAAAATAAGCCGTGTTGGTTCACTCGTTGAAATGAAAGACAAAGCTATGTACAAAGCGACAAAAGAGGCTATATCTCGTTATCATGCTGTTATGGGTGTGCGTCAAAGAAACGTGAAGTTAGCCGATTTGGGCGGTTCTGCCTATGGTGTTCACGTTACAAGGGGCGGCAAGTCCGAGGCTGTGTACTTGGATAGAAAGCATTTCGACACAGGCGCAAAGAATGTATCAAGGGAACACTCCAAGAATTACAAAAGCGGTTGGAGTACGACCACAAACAAGCCTGTTGCTCATACGGTAACACATGAACTTGCACACGCTACATGGAACGCCCACATGACAGGCGCAAACCAAAAGGCAGCAGGTAAGGAAGTAAACGCCCTATACAAGAAATGGAGTCGTGACAAGAAAAAGAAAGGCTATGGCAAGTATGCCACAACCAATGTTAGCGAGTTCTGGGCAGAAACCGTAACCAAGGCAGTACATGGCAAGTCCGACAAATACACAAAGGCGGTTAAGGCTATCGCCAAGAAGTACAAACTCTAAATGAACGACCAACTTAATAAAACAGTATAACGATGAAAAAGATTGAACTTTCCGCTGACGAGATTAAAGTAATCAAGCAGCAGCTAAATGGCGAAATCGAAGTGTGGAACGCTACCGATGAACAGCAAAAGTTACTCACAGGTGTAATTGACAAAGCCGAGGCACTCATGGATGAACTGGATGCCTATGACGATTTGGATAATTACATGGAGGGTGGCTTGGTCGCTTGGTTCTACGATAAGTATAAAGCACAAGAGGAACAGGCATAAAAGCCGATTTACCAAGTGAAGAAGTCGGGCGGTGTTTTTCGCTGTCCGATTTTTTGCAGTTATCAAGTGTGTTTGACGAACACGCTACAAAAAGAAATCAACGAATTTACAACGAATGGCACTATTTGAGAAAGGAAATAAAAAGGGCAACCGCTTTACATCCGAGAACCAACCCAAGAAAAGGGGTCGGGGCAATCTTTCTGTGCTTAAATACATTCAATCCACAACAGGCAAAAAGGTAAATCCACAAAGCAGCAAAGAAGAAATACTCAAAGTTATACAGCACCTTTATGAGAGTTCAACAGCGGAACTTGAACCGCTACTGAAAGACCCCGAAAATCCGAGCAAGCCAAACAAGGACACGCCCATTTGGGTATTGAACATCATTTCGGCAATAAATTCAGATATTCGTTATGGTCGCACTTCCACGGTTGAAATGCTCTTTGACCGTGTGTTTGGCAAGGCTACCCAAAACATAGAGGGCGAGATAAACGCCAATGTATCTAACAACATGGATTTGTCGGCTCTGTCCGATGATGAACTGATAACATATAACACGCTACTTGACAAGATAAGGAACAGCGCAAAGAATGGCAAGGAACAATAAAGACATATCAATGCCAATGGCTCTTGCAGTCAAAACGGAGCTTTTCCGCCGTGGTCGTTTCGATTTTATAACGTGCCGTGACGGAAAGAACCACGACAAGCAACAGCAAGCCTTAACCATACTTACAGACAGCGAACACGTTGAAATTCTGTATGGTGGAGCTGCTGGTGGTGCAAAGTCGTGGACGGGTGCCGTGTGGTTGCTCTTTATGTGTCTTGCCTATCCGGGTACAAAATGGTTTATTGGTCGTGCCGAGTTGAAGCGTATCACGCAATCAACTTACATCACATTCAAGCGAGTTTGCACGATGTATGGAGTGCCAGAGGACTTGTGGAGTTTCAACGGACAGTTGAACTACATTCAGTTTTACAATGGCTCACGCATTGATTTTCTTGACTTGCAATATAAGCCGTCTGACCCATTATATGAACGCTACGGCTCTATTGAGTTCACAGGCGGTTGGATTGAAGAGGGCGGTGAGGTGAACTTTGGAGCGTATGACACGCTGAAAACTCGTATCGGTCGCTGCCTTAATGAAGAATACGGACTAAAGCGAAAGCTATTCATCACCTGTAACCCCAAGAAAAATTGGATGTACGATATTTTCTACAAGCCATACAAGGCAAATCAGCTTGCAGAATACCGCTACTACATTGCTTGCTTGGTACAGGAAAACCCATTCATTGACCCCGACTATATAGAGGGATTGAAAACGACATCCGACAAGGTTAAGTTTGCCCGTCTGTTTCTTGGAGATTGGGAGTATGACGATAACCCCAACGCCCTTTGTTCACATGATGATATATGCGCCATATTCGGTAACAAGTTAGCCATACGGACAGGCAAGCACTACATAACGGGTGATATTGCCCGTTTTGGTGCCGACCATGCACGTTTGGCTGTATGGGATGGGTATTTCATCATTGACAAGGTTTGCTTTGCCATAAGCAAGACAACGGACATTCAAACATGGATAATCACAAAGCAAAGGAAATACCGAATACCAAATCACAGGGTGATTGTTGATGAGGATGGTGTGGGCGGTGGTGTTGTTGATAATTGCGATTGCAACGGCTTTGTCAATAACTCCACGGCTATGCAAGGTGAGAACTACCAAAACTTACAGACACAATGCGGTTATAAGCTCGCAGAACACATTAACGCCCATGAAGTAGGCATTGATGAGGATTTGGTGAGCCAAGCCGACAGGGAGCAAATAACAAGAGAGCTTGAACAACTGCAAACGTGGAAAGCGGACAGTGACGGCAAGCTGAAGCTAAAGCCGAAAGAGGAAATCAAGGTGGAAATCGGTTGTTCTCCCGACTGGCGAGATATGTTTCTCATGCGCTGTTGGTTTGATTACAATGAAGTGGATATACCCGATAACATAGAGCGAATTTTAGGTTTAACATAACAATATCATACAATGGGCATAATTCAGACTATCACAAACGAGTTAAAGGCGGCTATTGGTTATCAGCAAAGTTTCGATGAACTTCTAACCGCTGGCGATGTAACAAGGGCGGTTGCTATGCTTAGTAGCCGTTCAGAGGTGGCGAGCCGTAATCTGTTGGAGTACGAGGTGAGCACTCACAAGGTAATGGAGCGCAAGGACAGGGCTGTGTTCGACAAAAAGGGCAATTTCCTACGATGGAGCAAGCGCAACAAAATACCTATCCCCTATCAGAAATTCATCAATGAGATTGCCCTTGTGTTCCTGTATGGCAGACCTGTTAAATGGTCGCAATTGTCAGAGAACACAGACAACGCATTTGACTTCTACCAAGAACTGATGCGCCAAACACGCTTTGACAGTGCCGTGCGTGAAGCCAAGAGAGCAGCAGGTGCGGAGGGTTGTGCTGCCATTCTCTACCACGTTTACAGGGATGCAGACAACACGCCACGGCTTTTGCTGAATGTGTTGAGCAAGAAAAACAACGATGATATATACACGCTTAAAGACCAATACGGACGGCTTAAAGCCTTTGCTTGGGGTTACTACCTCACAGAGCAAGGCAACAGAACTATTCACCACATAGATGTATATACGGCAGATACAATCTATCTGTGCAAGCGTGGTAGTGTCGGTTGGGAAGTTCAGAGAATGGCAAACCCGATAGGCAAGATACCTGTGTTGCTGTTTGAGCAAGAGCCAGAACACGCAGATGTACAGCCGATGATTGAGCGTGAGGAAAACATGGAAAGCGTGGATGCGGATGTAAACGACCGCTTCGCCAATCCCGCAATGGTGGCAACCGCTGAAATCCTTAACTCTTTGCCCAAGTCAGAGGAAGAGGCAAAACTTTTTATCCTCAAAAATGGCGGTGAAGTGCGTTACCTCACATGGGACCAGGCAAGCGAGAGCAAGAAAAATCAGTTTGAGCGGTTGGATAAGCACATTCTTTCCAAGTCGTTCACTCCAAACATAGACTTTGACAACATGAAAAGCCTCGGCAACCTGTCGGCAAAGGCTATACGCAAAGTGATGTTGCTTGCAGTCATTAAGGCAGAGCGACACAAGGAAAAGCACGATGGGTATATGAACCGACACGCCTCGTTGATGAAAGCCATAATGGGCAACGTGCTTGACTACCGACACAAGGCAGAATATGATGCGCTTGATTTGGGGCATGAGTTCCAAGAACCATTTGGTGATGATGTAAGTGAAATGCTTGCCGACCTTTCCAAGCAGTACAACGATGGCGCATTGAGCCTTGAAAGCTATGTTGAAAAGTCCTACCTTGTAAAGGACAGCAAGGCAGAAATGGAGCGTATTAAGACAGAGCAAGCCGAAAGACTTGCACAGCAAATGGAGTTAAACAAAATGGACGTGTTCGGGGAGGCTGAATAATGGAAGTAAAGACCAAATACAACATAGGTGATGAAGTGTGGACTATGCTTAACAATAGACCGCATTGTTTCCGCATTGCTGGCATTGAGGTGTTCCGTAACTCATTGCGTACATTCGTGCGTAACGTGGAGCATACCAATACAGGCACACGCAACAACCCACAGCACTTGTATTTCTTGGATAGTGCTTGTTTCCCCACGAAAGAAGAACTGATTAAAAATTTATTCAATGGCTAAGAAAACGAAATCACCAAAGGAATTAGGATTATCGTGCAAGGATTGCCGACACTCATACGACCCACACAGCAAGGCACTTGACGGACACATGATTTTGTGCCGTTGCGAGTTCTTCCAATACTCCAAGTTTCTTGAAAGGGATATTTGCGACAAATTCAGCAAGAAGTAAAGACCAATGGCAAAGATAGACTATAAGAAAGCGCAAGCCGAGTTATTCAAGCGTACAGAGGGGTATGCTGCCAATGTTAGGGCAGTGTACCGTGATGTGATGATGCAGATTATTAACTTGGTGAAGAATACAGATTTGGAGAGCGGAAAGCCGTTCTCCTTTGCTGATTATGGGTATAGCGAGCAAGTAACGCCCATGTTGCGCAATATGTATAGCCGTATCTATCAGACCATACGCAAGGGAGTAGAAAGGGAATGGCTCAAATCAAACGAGCATACAGACGAACTTGTTAAGGCGGTGTTTGGTGATAGTGCGATTGAAAACCCATTCTTCGCAAAATACTTTCAGCACAACCAAGAAGCGATGAAAGCCTTTTTTTCAAGAAAGACAGGCGCAAGCGGATTGAACCTTTCTCAAAGGGTGTGGAGATACACGGGAGCCTACAAGAAAGAGTTGGAGAATACGCTTGACTTGGCTATTGGTGAGGGTACGGCTGCAAATCGCTTGGCTACCACCATTCAGAAGTATTTGAACGACCCCGATAGATGGTACAGGCGTTTCCGTGTTAAGGTGGGTGAAGATGAAAATGGTAATCCTGTATATGGGCGAGTGTGGAAACGTAGGATATACGACAAAGAAAGTCAGTCTTACAAATGGATTGATGATAACCCCAAGGACTACCACCCCGGACGAGGCGTTTATCGTTCCTCATACCGAAATGCCCAAAGACTTGCAAGGACAGAAACCAATATTGCCTACCGCACGGCAGAATATGACCGATGGCAAGATATGTCATTTGTCATAGGCATTGAAATCAAGTTGAGCAACAACCATCCTGTCCCCGACATTTGCGATGATTTGAAAGGCGTATATCCTAAGACATTCAAGTGGACAGGCTGGCACCCGAATTGCCGTTGCTACCAAGTGCCTGTGCTTGCCACTCATGGAGAGCTTGATAAGATGATAGACAATATCCTTGATGGCAGAAGTCCTAACAGTGTGAAGTGTGCCGATGAAGTAACGGACATTCCCAAGCCTTTTGTCAGTTGGGCGAGGGACAATGGGGAGCGTATGGCAAAGGCTAAGAGTGCTGGAACGCTGCCTTATTTCTACAAGGACAACGAGCAACAGATAACGGATGCAATCAATGGCAAGCGACCAATCAAGAAACCGCTATCACAAAAAGCAAAGGAAAGGCGCAAGGAGATAAAGCAGCTTGCAATTGAAACATTGTGCGCACAGCAATTCACGCTGCCAGACCTCAATGTAACTGCAACCTTGCCAAAGCGAAGTGTTAAGGAATGGCTCAACCAACCATTCTATGATGTAGAAGTCAAGAACGAGGCTTTGCTTGACTTGCCTAACCTCATTGAAAATGCGGTGTATTGTGGTAGCGGTGTGGATAAACATTCACCAAAGGTAGCATTACACCTGTTTGAAACAACCATTGGAGGGCGCAAATGCTGGATAATCGTTAGAAAGTATTATACAGGCGAATATGTGATTTATAGTGTGTCAGACAATGAAACGATATTGAAAGCGATACAATAAAAAAAGAAAACCTCACCATTGGTAGCTTTTGCGTGGAACTACAATCCACGCCTCTTCCCAATTTTGAGGTTTTCTTTTTGCAAAGATACAACAATTATCTGAAAGAATAGTATTTTGATGTGTTATTTCATCAACTTTCATTGCCTGTTGCTTTCTTTCCTCTGTTGGTTTGCTTGGAGTGAAGAACACCAAGCCTTATTGTTGCGGTCTTTGTCGTGTACTTTCCGTTTTTCGCTAATACATTCCACAAAGATTTGTGGGTAATGCCGACTACATCAACAGGCAGAATGTCGTATATTGCTAATATGCTGCCAAAATACCAATGGTGCTTATCCTTGTATGGCTCTTTCAGCTCAACGTGAATAACCTTTCTTTGCTGTTTCATACGCTATTTTGTTTTTTATGTGCAAAGGTACTCATTTTGAACTAAAAAGCGATACGAAAAGGCTTGCCCTTTAACGTGGGGCGTTTTTCAAGAACGAGCTTTACAAGTTCCTCACTGTCTATTGGGAACAATGGGCAATACTTGTATCTAAGCGTACAGACGAAACGCCCATTTAGCATTACATCAAAGATTAGTGTTTTCATTCTTCTTTCTTTTGATAGTCCAAGCACCCCTCTTGTATTGTCGGCATGATACGAAAGCCGTTGTTTTCCGCATCCTCTACAAGTTCTTCTGACGCATGGAATGAGTTAAACATTTTGGCATTGTTGTACTTCAAACAGATGTTTATCCGGATGTCCTTTTGGTACTGATATTCGTGTCCTGTCATAGGGTGCATCCCCTCCCTTGTTATGGTCGTGAATTTGTCCGTGTGCTGATACCACTTACAGGAATAGCAAGCAGCAAGATTATTGGGGGATTTGCTACAAAACTTTTCCTCATGTGCTGTGCAACCTCTTTCTGTGAGTAGTACCTTGCCACAGAATGAACAGCGAAATGCAGTTACTTTCTTCATGTGCGTTTTCTTAATAATTCAACAATACGAAACACTAAGTAAACTATCAGCAAGGCACATATAAATGCGCCCGCTGTGCTTGTGATAGTTATTGTTACATACATTGCTCGCCTCCTTTCGGTTTTATGTCTGCTAAATCAAGCCATTTCTCAACTGTGCCAATATCTTTACTATGCCATTTTTCAGTTGCGAAATGGCAAAAGTCCAAACACCCTTGTTTTGTCCGTACAAGGTAAGTGTCGTATCGTGTCGGTCTTTCGCTTACATCATGCCACAAGTTGATTTTGAACCATTCCACACCATGCTTGAAAGCGTTGGCATAATCCCGCTTTTCATTCCAAGTCTGGTTTTTGTGAGTGTGCATGAAAGCAGCCTCTTCTATTTTCTTTTCGTCTATCATTTGTTCTATCCTTTCCTATGATTATTTATAACCATTACCTGTTGCTTAAATGCGTTTGTCGCAATATATGATTGCTTTAACAAGTTTGGATTATCGTATATGTTACCTATCACTTCAATTGGCACGAATGGGGTAAGGTTGGCAAGTCCTGTCTTTGTCTGGATGCAACGTGCCAAGAAAGCCGAATGTGCTTTGCTCCATTCCACAATGTAGGTGTATTTCTTGTTTCCGTCCAAGCGTACCACATCGCCCTCGTACACTTCCGCTTTGAATATGTCGTGCAAGCCTACTGACTGGCATATAAAGCGAACCTCAATAGCCTTTGCCTCGTACACGCCATTACCCATGAATTTAGGTGTTGGGTCGGCAAAGATGAACGTGTTGCCAGCCACCGAAAAACAACCGCCACCATATACCCAATTTGTATGGATATTCCCTTTACCTGTGGCTTTGCCACGAAATCTAATTGTTCTTTGCATAGTTCTAACCTTTCAGTCTGTTTAAGAATGATACATGATACTTGTGATTGATGTACCCGTACTTAAATTCAAGCATATCATCATCTGACATATCGCCTATGTCGTTAATTACGATTGTGGGAAAATCGTATGTGCCACTAAATCCGTTGTCGTAGAAATGGCTGTTTAGCACACTTTGATGTTGAACATCCGCATCACAGAAGAAGAAATCAAGGCTTGCTCTGATATGGTCGTTGAGCCATTCTTGGTTTATCTGTGGGTCTATATCCACAAGCTCATAAAAGAGCTTTGCATTTGCAGCCATTATCGCCTTGGCTCGCTTTATCTCTTCGTCAATCTGCCTTTCTAACAACTTGCTTGAGGCGAGTGCTGCGCTACTCCGTGTCTTGAAGTATTCACGCTGTGCGGCTCGCATTTGGCTTACCTTATGAAAGAATGTCTTTTTATCCATTATCATACTTTTTAAGTTCTTAAATTAGTACGTTAGCGTATCTGACAGCTTCCCTTGCGCTGCCCTCTAAACTCTGATGCTCGAATTTTTTTCCTAAACAATCACTACGCTTTTCGTTGCCATCGTCCATATAGATAGCGCAAAGCATATCCTTTGCTATCTCGTATCTTCGTTGCTCCCAATCAATGCCGCTTTGTGAGCTTTCTATTATTTCCTCAAAATAATCGTATCTGTTAAGGTCGGTGTGTTGAAACTTACCTTGGCTGTCGTAGTAGTTTGTGAAAGTCCCATTTGCACCCCAAGAAACAATATTTACAATCTCGCCTGTATCTATTCTTTTGAATTTAGCCATATCATTACATTTGAATTGTTCCTATTTCCTTTGTGCCACGGTATAGTATTACGCTATACTTTGTTTCTTCACTAAGTGAATTGTCTTTCAGTGGCTCAATGTCGCTATCTGTAACAGGCTTGCCATTGCGTAGTATCTGGCTCCAAAGGCTATGCTTTAACAAGTCTGTCTTATTCTCTTGTGAGGGCAAGTTCGTGAAGAACTCTTGTACTGCTTCTTTCATCGCATCATACACCATGCCCTCTGTCAGTTTCACTGTTACTGTTATCTCCATAACTTAATCTGTTAAGTGGTAGAAGTAATCAGCTTGCTCACCTTGCAAGTTTTCTAATGCGTAGTCGTTGGCTTTGTTCCAAAGCTCATTGTAAAGAGAGGCTTTTTCGTTTTCTTCTTCTGTGCCTTTCTCTACATAGTGGTGGAATATCTTGTGGTTGAGTACAAGCACAAGTTCTGTGAGGTACTTGTAATTGTCTTTCCACGCATCAAAGGCACGGTTGAACGTGTCTTGAATGGCTTGCAAGCCGTATGTGTCGGCAATGGAGAAGTCTTGCCAAAATGTAGTGAAAGGCTTGTAGCCCGTTTCTTCTTCAATGTCCCATTTGGGGATTTTGATTGCTAATGTTCCCATATCTGTATGTTTTAGTTGTTGTTACCAAATTTCAATCGGTTTGGGGTATTCTCTTTTCTCTACGATTGCAGCCGCTTTCTTTAAGGCTCTGCCAAATGTCTTGTAGTACCCGAACACCCATTGCCCACCATCGTGTCCGTTGGGGTTGTTTATATACACCATGTACTTATTTTCTGTCAGTTGGTCTATGCAAACAAACTCATAGTTGTTTATATAGACCGTACCCGAAAAGTAGTGTGCCTCTTCGTTGTCGCTTTGGTGTGTCGTTACACCTTGCACCCCTTTGAAGTGCTTGGAAAACTCCATGCACTTAGGGGTATAGTTTGAAATTGCCATATCACTTTGCTTTTGCTGCGTCAATGGTTTGCTGCCAGTATGCAGTCCATTTCTGCATTGTTGCTATATCGAAATCGTCAATGTCGTAAACCGTGGATGTGCGTAATGCGCTACCCTGTTGAAAGTGTCTGTTTCCAAGCACAGCCGAAACGATATTCAGCATTGCTTGCATTTCTTCGATTGTGTATTCCATAACCATTTACTTTTTATTCAAACATTCCTTAACTGCGTATTGGTCTTTGAGCAAGCATTGTGTGGCAGTGTAACCACCTTTGCCATCGCCAAGCACGATGAAGTAATCAACAACAGCATTCCAACGACCACGGAAAATGCCCGAAGCCTTGACAGGGGCAATAAAACTGTCATTTGTGGACTCGCTCACCAAAGCACTACTATACTTGCAAATTTCCTCACCTGTGTATTTATTGATAATTGTAATCATGTCGTATGTTGTTTTGTTTGCCCCACTGGTTAGGTGGGGCATTACCTTTGTTATGCTATCTCCAAGTAATTCAGTCCGAATGTGTCCGAACACTCTACGAACTTGCCGAAACGGTCTTTTGTGCAAGCAATACCCTTAATCCATTGCATGACTTGGTAAGAGCCGCATTTGAGAACCTTTGCTATTGCCCAAGTAGTTCTGTCAAGTGCCATGTGCAAATCATTTTCTTTCTGTGCCTTTGCACCAAAGTAAACAAGCAAAGCTCTGATTGCGTTATCCCTTGCTTTCGCCCATGAGCCGTAAAGAAGTGTCATTTGTATTTCTTCGCAAATGTCGGTGCGCTCCTTATTGATAGCCTTGGCTATGTCGGTTAGATATTCGCTTTCTGCTTCTGTGAGGTTGAATTTCTTAACCATTGCTTTAATGTCCTTTGCGTATATTGCTTTCATAAACTTATTTTTTTACTTGGTTTATTGTCTGTGTTCCTTAAACACATTGCAAAGATAGTGTGTTTTATTTAATATACCAAATGTTTTGAAGAAAATTTGCCGAAAAAATTTACTTGGTGAATAATTTAACCACCAAAACCCCGAATTTACCAAGTAAAATTTATCTGTGTTGTATGAACACATTATTAAATAAAATGCGTATCTTTGCAAACATAGAATATAAACAACTCCTAATTAGGGGTATAAATCAGTTAAAATATGAACAAAGAACTTTTTGCAAAGGTAAAAGACAAGTGTAAAGACACGGGTCTTTCGGAGAAGTATCTGACAGCGATAACCGAGGCTATGGGTGGCAGCGTGGCAGATGATTCTACCGACAATGACGCAATCGAAAGCACCGCAAACCTCATTCTCTCTGTGGCAACAGCAAGCCAGAGCGAGGCTACAAGGTGGGCGAACAAGGCAAAGGGAACACCGAAACCAAAGACTACCAAAAAGGACGGTGAGGAGGGCAATGGTGATGATACAGACCCCAACAACACCGACCCTAACAAAGGCGGTAATGGTGGCGGTAACGGCAATCCAACAGAAAGCGAGGCTATCAAGAAACTGCAAGAACAGATTGATGCGCTCAAAGCGGAAAAGAACAAAGGCGAAAGAACCGCCACAATCAATGCCGCTTTTGAAAAGCACAACATCCCCGCATTTCTTCGTGAAAGGCTTGCTAAGTCCATTTCTGACGATGAAGATGTGGAGGAGGCAGTGTCGGCTCTCAAACAGGATTGTATAACCAATGGTCTTATGTCTGACAGTGCAGAGGGTGCAAAGGCAGCAAGCGAAAAGCAAGTTGATGAAGCCGCTGACGCATTGCTGGAGTCTATAACCGCAAAATAACAACAAAGATGAAACGCAAGACAGCTTCATTTACGGGTATGCGCCCTATCTTTACAGGTAGCCCGTCTATCGTACAGGGTGGCTTCAATCTTGATGTGGACGGTCAGAAGTTCCGTGTGGGCGATGTAATCCCTGCTGGAACTCTCGCCATTTTCAACGAAACCACAAGAAAGGTGCAAGTAATCAAGACTGCAAAAGTCGTGGAGATTGACACAGAGAACACAAAGAAAGTTACACTCTACGTTGATGAGTTTTTCGCTCCTTGTTTCGCTGTTGGTGACAGTGTGCTTAAAGATGGTGTTATCAGTGGCACATTTGCATCCGCTCCGACTATCACAGCCATTGACAACGGCAGATGTCTTAACAACACGGGCAACGTGTATGTAGTTACGCTTAGTGCCGCTATTAGCGGTCTGAAAGCTGGCGATGTGCTTGTTGAGGTCGTAAAGGACGGTTCAAGCAATGCCGCAGAGCGTGGCAAGGCTAACTCCGTATTATTCAAAGAATACGAGGTAGGCGAGTTTGAAACAGGTGTTGATGTGTCGGCAGACACAATGCAATACGCATTGTATGAAAGGCGAGTGCCTCCCATTCCGACCTCACAGAAAGACAGTACGGGAATGTTCCTGTCTGCCAATCCTCACGTTAAACTCACGCAGTCGTACTAATCGTTTATTCACTAAAAAGGTAAAATTACAATGAAATCCATTTTTACAACATTCACTGGCTTGCACAAGAACGGTGCGCCATTGGATTTATTGGCAACATGGAGAAAGACCTTTGACAAAGCCTCTGAAAAGGAAGTATCGCTTTTTCAGAAGATGTACTCCGATGGTTGGTTTACCTACAACACGCCTCAGATGTCATTGACAGCCGAGGCTATCGTGGGCAAGTACAACATTCGTTTCATGGCTACTTTGTTGGCTGACGAATCACCATCACCATTGCGCAGAACTGACGGCTTTGATGTATGGACTAAGGAAATTCCCCGTGTCGGTCACAAGTTCGTTATGTTTGCCCGTGACTATCGCAAGTTACAGGAAGTGTACGAGAACCCTCGCCTCAAGGAGGCTGACAAGGTAAAGCAGATTGAAAAGACCCTTACACACGACATTCAAGACGCATATCTTGGTTGCAAGGATGTAATGGACTTTATCTGCCTTATGGCTTTCTCCAATTGGGGTGTGGCACAGTTCAAGCCAGAAATCAACAATCCGGGCGGTCGCTCATACGAGGTTGATTACAGCATGGACGAGCAGAACAAGTTGGTGAGCGTGTGCAACTGGACTACTGCAAACACCAAGGCTGGCAAGCTCATTCCTATTCTGTGGCTTTCTGCCCTTTGTTCTGATTTGCGTGACCGTGGTATTGAGCCGGGCGAAATCCTCATGTCACAGGAGCTTTACACTTGGTTGCGCATGGATGCAACCACACGCTTGCTTGCTCATGGCACAGACAAACAGGCACAGGTCGTAACTTCATCTGAACTTTCCGCATTGCTCACTGAAAACGAGATACCGCCTATCACAGTTATCAAGCGTAAGATGGGCGTGGATAAGGACGGTAAGCGTAACACGATACAGCCGTGGAACTCTAACTTTATCGCAATCAAGCCTGCTGGTGTCATTGGTGAGATACAACCCGCCATTGAAGATAGTGAGCTAATCGAAGAGGACAACGTGGACTACATCAATGCTGGCAATGGTATTCGCATTTCCAAGTGGCGCACGGGTGCATCCACGGGACAGACCGCTGGCGAATACACAGAGGGCGCAGCTCGCCTGTTACCGCTCATTACAGAGATGGGGCAGATTATTTGCGCACAGGTGCGTGGCTTTGCAGAGAAAGAGGTTAAAGCCGATGAAAACGGTGTTGTACCTTACTACATCACAAAGTCCGAATACGACACGAACACAACCCTTGTTTCACTCTAACCCTTTCGTGTATGGAACTGAAAGTTATCAAGCCATTTCACGGCAAGGTAGAAAACAAGGTAATGAACAAAGGCGATTTGGTACACTCTACTGATGTGGAGCGTATCAATGCCCTTGTTGGCGGTGGCTTTTGTGTCATTGTTTCCCTGTCAGATACACCTAACGAGAATGACAACAACGCTAATGATGATAATGCACACAAAGATGATGCAAATTTTGTCAAAGGCTTTGTAGATTACAACGGTAAGGTTTATCCGCTTGACACGCTGAAAGAGGGTCTTGCACTTATCGGTGTAAGCCTTGCATCCAACGTGAAAGAACGTGGCGTTTCAAACGCTCTTGGCAAGCTGACAGAAGAACAGGCACAGAAACTTGCCGAATACCTTAACGAGAATGACAACAACGTAACAGAGTAACAGTATATGGAACTAACGAAAATCCAAGCACTGACCGCTGAAATAGAGCCGTATGTGCCAAGTAAGCTGTCTATGATGAAAGCCTTATCCGATGTTGGTATGAGCGACACAGAAACGCCCTACAACCCTACAACGGATAGAAGGATTGTCGCACAAGCAGCCGTAAAGGTATTGTCCCAAATGGTTGTTCTTAGTAGCGATAGCCTCGGAAAATCCTCACAAGGCTACAACGTGGATATGTTGCGCAAGCGTATCAAGGCTATTTGCAGTGAAAACGGTCTGGACTTGGAGAATTTCGATGAAGTGCCAACAATTACTGACGGCTCTAATCTGTGGTAAGCAATGAGAACTAACGGAACTTTTGAATACAAGCCTGTTGGCAGTGTACAGACCGACCCAAAGACAGGCTTTGCCATTCCGAATGATAAAGCACCTTTCTTGAAAGGGTGTGAATGTCAGATAGACAAGTCTATTCCAGCAAGGCAAGTAGTAGGCACGGACGGACAGATATATGCTTACACCTATGATGTGTTTATTCCAAAATACTTTGATGGTGTGTTGGCTATTGGTTGTACGGTGCGTGTTACAAGCGAAGATGGAGGTATAGATGAGTTTGTTGTTTCGGGTATTGATAACATGAACCGTAAATACATTGAGATATGGGGATAACTCCGATGTTTGGTGATGATGCGATAGGCGCACAAGTCCGATTGTTCCAAAAACGATTGGAAGAAGCCGCCATTTTCCTATTGAAATACTTAGGTGAAGAACTCACCAAGTATGCAAAGGATAAGCATAATTACACCGACAGAACAGGCAACCTAACCAACTCAATAGGCTACGCAGTGGTGCGCAATGGTGAAATCATTGACTTTGGTGGTGCAGTCCAACAGGGAGAGGGCGCAGACAATGCGCTGAAAGTGGCTATGAAAATGGCAGAAACGCTTTCAAACTCTTTCTCACTTATCATTGTCGCTGGAATGAACTATGCCGCTTATGTAGAGGCAAGAGGTTACAATGTCATTCTGCCCGCAGAACTCAAAGCAAAGACAGATTTTCCAAAGGCGATGCAAAAGCTCATGGATAAAGCGAAAAGAAAAGCAGATGAATTATTTGGCAATGTATTATGATAACGACAGAAGAAATAGCAATCAAGGTACGCCAAATGCTGATTGACGGCATGGAGGTGAATACCGACTATGCAGAAAATCCCGACTACCAACGAAAGGACTACTCCAAGGAGGGCATTGTCATAGTGCCAAGGTCTATTGATGGCGAGGGGTCTGTGCGTAATGGTAGTATCAATGTCAATATTCATGTGCCAGACATTCCGCAAGGCGTTGGGTGTGGAAAGGCTCTTTTTCATACCAACTTTGCAAGGCTCATAGAGTTGCGCAAGGCTGCTATGGAGATACTGCAAAACCATTATGAGCATGGTTGCGGTTACAATTGGAATATTGGTTTAATCAATCCACCAATGAAAGAGCCAAACCACAATGAGCATTTTGTGTCGTTCTCTTTGGATATTGTTGTTAGAGAAAAGAAGTCAAACAATTAAATTTAATAAGTTATGCCAATACTTTCGACTATGGGCTTGAAGAAAATCTATGTAGCCCCAGCAAGCGAAACAGCGGGAACAATGCCCGCCAATGGTAATGCTTGGCTTGATTTAGGTGATGTGTACCAAGACACTTGCACCTTGAAAGACGATGATGTGGAAACAACGGAACACAAGTCTGAAACATCAAACAAGGTCATTACCCTTATGGGTGATTATGTCACCACGGTTGAACTTACGCTTATGGACCCCGATATGGAGCTTATGGCTCGCTATTTCGGTGGTACAGTAACGGGAGTTAAGCCTAAGCGTAAATGGTTGCGTCCACGCAAGCCTGTTTACAAGGAGTGGGCAATATGGCTTCAGCCAGAGGAGGGCTTGTTTGTTGGCTGTCCTAACGCTTGCATCATTCCCTCTTTCGAGATTACCTATTCTTCAAAGGGTATCTGCCTTGTGCCGATGAAAATCAAGTTCCAAGACCAGCTAACGGTTGATGAAACTATAACAGACCCGACAAATGCGGGATAACCTCGTAATAACAACTTACCAATTCAAGCCTCCTTTCCCTAAATGGTTAGGGGGCTTGTTTACTTTACAACGATATGGAAGACAATCAAGAACAGAAAGAACTGACAAGAGAGCAGCGTTTGGACTTAGAGGAAAAGGCATTGCAAGCCCTGTTGCAGATGGGGTGCAAGTTCTCTGTGCCATTGAAGATTTACCCAGTAAAGCCGTCAAAATGGTACAATTTCCTTAAACGTACATTCCCAAAACGCACAAAGGTTTGGCACGACAAGCGTATTCCTAAAAGTTGGAATGTGTCGGTCGTGGAGATATCAGATGTTGAAACGGAACGCATGAAAGAAGTATATATGCGCCATTTCAACATAAAGCCTTTGTATCTCGGAACAATAGACCGTTTGCGCCAAATGTATATAGGCATTGAATATGATGAAAAGACCATACAGGAACAGCCGATACAGGAAAGCAAGAGACTATTCAAGTATATAAAGCAGATGGCAGAGATTGCAGCCGTTGCGGTTCTCAACAATCCCTCCGTTGCCGACAAAGACAGCAAGGCGGTAAAAGAGCTAACCAAGTTCTTTATTGAACATCTTACAGTGGAGCGTTTGCGCAAGCTCGCAGCCGTTATTAGTCAGATGATGAACCCAGCGGGTTTTACCAGCTCTATTCGATTGATACGGGAAGTAGGAACGACCAAACCGAAAACCGAACCCGAAGCACAGCGGATAGAGTAACAGGACTTAACAGTCCTTGGGGTAATCGTGGCGAACTCATGCGTAGTTATGGTTGGTCTTATGATTACTTGCTTTGGGGCATTTCGTGGCTCAATGTGCAACTGATGATTGCGGATGCACCACGCACAAAGGAATTGCCAACAGACGAAAACGGCAATGTCATTGATGAAAGTAAGATTGAACACCACGAATTGAAAACGAAAGAAGATATTAAGAACTATATCAAAGGAATGTTATAAATGGAGAATATAGGCGGTGGATTAGGCTTTAAGGCTACACTTGACATAGACGATTTCAACGTGTCGGCAGCGACAATGGAACGGCACATAAAGGACTTTTCCAACACGGCAGCACAAGAGGCAGCAGCCGTTGAGGATTCCTTTCAGCAGATGGCAGAAAAGGCGGGGCAATATATAACCTACTATCTTGTGGGACAGGGTATGAATAACCTTGTCAGTAGCATTGTGTCCGTTAGAGGTCAGTTCCAACAGTTAGAGATTGCCTTTGGTACGATGTTAGGCAGTGAGGAAAAAGCCACTGCCTTAATGCAGCAGATGGTTAATACGGCTGCAAAAACGCCTTTCGACCTCATGGGCGTAGCCGAGGGTGCAAAACAGCTCTTGGCTTATGGCGTTAGTGCCGAAAAGGTGAATGATACGCTTGTGCGCCTTGGTAACATTGCAAGTGGTCTTTCCATTCCGCTTAATGATATAGTCTATCTGTATGGTACTACTATGGTACAGGGTCGTTTGTACGCCCAAGATGTAAGACAGTTCACGGGTAGAGGTATTCCACTTGTGAAAGAGCTTGCCGAAAAGTACCACACAACAGCCGAGGGCATTAACGAAATGGTTTCGGCTGGAAAGATTGGATTCCCCGATGTTGAGGAAGTCCTTAACAAAATGACTAATGCGGGCGGTCAATTCTATCAGCTCATGGAGAAACAAAGTTCTTCGCTGACAGGACAGATTGCAAACTTGGAGGATGCTTGGGACAGTGCGCTTAATAGTTTCGGTGAGCAAACCGAGGGTGCGCTTTCGGCTGGCATACAGGGCGCAACATACGTTGTTGAACACATGGATGATGTTGTGCGCATACTCAAATCAGTAGCCATTGCTTACGGTTCTGTGAAAGCCGCTACCGTGCTTGCAAGTGTAGCCACCAAGGGTTACACTGGAATAACCGTGCTTGACAATGCCGCAAAGACAGCACAGATTGCCTTGATGAAAGCACAATCAGCATTGAGTGGTGAGGTTATCAATCAGAAAAAGGCAATGGCAGCAGCAGAGCAAGCCAATTACGCAGCACTTGAAACTACACTGACAGCCGAGGAAAAGGCAGCAGTGACCAAGCAAATGCGTATAGCAGCCATTCAAAGCCTACTGACAGCGCAACAGCAAGAATATCTCTCCAACCTCAATCTGACAGCCTCAAGTCAAGGTTACGAGGCAGCAGCCGTTGGTGTTATGACAGCAGAGCAACGCTTGGCTTTGTCAAAGCAAGACTTCACAGCCAAAAGCGCAGCATATAGAGCCGCCATAATGCAAGAGGCGCAAGCCAAAGCAGCCAACCAAGCACAAACGGTTGAGGCTATGCGTAGCGATGTAAGAGCAGCAGCACAGAGCGTAGAAGCAGCCAAAGCCAAGGCTATTGCAGCTACACAAGCAACAGAGGCGGCACGGTATGAGGTATATTGGGCGCAACAGTCGGGCAATGCAACAAGCATTGCAACCGCACAAAAGAAACTTGATGCAGCGGTGGATGTGCAAGCAGCCACACGCAAGGCAGCACTTGCCGCACAGACAGATTTCTACACAAAGAAGAAACAACTTGAAACAGCGGCAACACTCCAAGCTCGCACGGCTTCTATTGCTGACACAGGCGCAAAGACAGCACAGACCGTAGCGACAAACATTCTTTCAGTGGCAACCACAAAGTTGTCGGCTGGACTAAAAGCATTGTGGGCAACAATGACTGCAAATCCGCTTGGTGCAATACTTTCCATTGTTGGCTTGCTTATCAGTGCCTTTACGTTATTCGGTAAAAAGACCGAGGAAGAAAAGGATACGATGAATGAGTTTGAGGATAGCACCAAGAAAGTAACGGATAAGTTGGATTTGTACTTTGCCATTCTTTCACGCTCCAATAAAGATAGCAAGACACACAAGGAAATGATGGAGAAAATCAATGAAGTGTGCAAAGAGTATAATTCCACATTGCTTGAAGAAAATGACACGTTGGAACAGCAACGCAAAAAATATTTGGAAGTCAAAGACGCAATCCAAGCCACGACCGCAGAAAAGATAAAGGCAAAGCGTACAGAAGAAGAAATGAATAAGTTGAACGAGAACAGCGATAACAACTATGATTCATTTGATACACGCATGAATAATCTGCAATATGGTACTGGCAAAAAAAGAACGGTAACAAATACAGGTCATGGTGAAACTTATGAAGTCGAAATTACAGAAGCAGCCGAAAATATACAAAACATGGCTCCCGAAATTAGGGAAGCTGTGCGTAGTTTGGTGGAGGCTGGTGCAAAGGAATTGGCTACCCTGTCGGGCGATGATTTCACCAAGAAATACAACGAGATTGTAAACAATGTGGTTGCTGGCACTAAGGCTGGCACACACGCCACTGACAAAGAAATGGAAGCCTTTGCATCCCAACTGAAAATCTACCTTGAGAATGAGGTTAGGGATGTGCGCACGTTCAATTCTGCAATTGACTTGGTAAATCAGAACTTAGAGAATTTCCTTGCTCCAAAGGACACTACCAATGTGGATATTACCAAAATGAGCCTTGAAGAATTGCATGAACTCGCCAACAGCCTTAACGGAAAGGAAGTAACGATTGATTGCAAGACCTATGGCTTTGAGAACGCCCTTTCCCTGTTACAGGCTGTGAACAATGAGATAAGCAAGCAACAGAACGACTTGAATACAGAAAGTGGTATCGGTGCGGAAATACAGAACCTCAAAAAACTAAGGGGCGAGGCGCAACTTGGTAGCCAAGCATGGAAAGACTACAACAGCCAGATTACCAAGTTACAGACACGCTTAGACACTGCCACTGGTAAGAACCGCAATAGCGGTAGTTCACGCAAGGGTGCAAATGACACACAGCGCAATGCCGACAATTTGCGCCAAAAGCAACTTGAAGCCGACAAACGACTTGAAGAGGCGAGAATTGCAGTCATGGAAGAAGGATATGAAAAACGCAAGGCACAGCTTGACTTGCAACACAAGCAATCGCTCCAACAGATAGACAAAGAAGAAAAGGAACTTGCCGATGCACGAAAGAAAGCGGGCAAGGGTAGTCTTACTTCTGACGAAAAGGCGAATTTCCAAGAAAGGCGCAACCTTGAAAATACAAGTTACACTCAATCGCAAAACAAGTTGTTTGAGGGTGAGCTTGACTATAAGAAAAAGCAGTATCAGCTCTATTTCCGTTGGGTGCAGAATATGGGCAAAGAGGTAGCCGACAAACAATTTGAAAAGTTGCTTGCTGATGGTAATTCATACAAACAATATGTTGAAAACGAAATATCAAAACTTGAAGAAAAGCGCAAGAATGGCACTCTAACCGAGGGTGAGGGTAATTACCTTATATCGCTTAACACACAGAAAGGCGAGTTGAACGGTGAAACCACGGCTCTTGAAAAGTTCAAGCAACAAGTTAGTGATTCTATCGGTCAGTGTCAAACTCTTGCTGAAAAGATAGAAGCCGTTGCAAAAGCCAAAGAAAAATTGGAGAATGGCGAAAGCGGAATTGTCAGCACAGATGAACGGGCAGAGGCAAGTCTTAGCCTGTCGCAACAGGACGCAGAATTGCAAAAGGAACTGCAAAAGACCGTGCTTGATGATTACCGCACCTTTGAGGAACAAAGGCAGTCTATCACCACACAGTACGCTCTACTTCGCACCCAAGCCGAGAAAATGGGCGATGCGGAGCGTCTGGCACAAATCAACAAAGCGGAACAAGAGGCATTGTCAGCTCTCAATATGTCATTCTTACAACAGTCTGAAAGTTGGAAAAACCTCTTTACAGACATTGACACGCTTACTGTCGCTCAAATACAAAAGCTGATAAGTGACATACAGAAACAACTCAATGCTGGCAACCTCAAACTAAGCCCTGTTGATTACAAGGCTGTCATTGATAGCTTGAACCAAGCCAAGAACCGTATTCAAGAACTTAATCCGTTCAAGGCACTTGGTACATTCTTCAATGACTACACAGCGGCTAAGAAGAAACTAAGGAAAGCCGAGGCAGACCTTGCAAGCGGCAAGGGAACACAAAAAAGTGTTGATGAAGCCAAGAAAGATGTCAAGTCGGCAGCACAAGGCATTACCAACTCCATTCAGAAAGTAACGAGCATAAGCACGGATTGCGCCTCGTCCTTGCAATCAATGTTCGATGCGTTGGGCATGGATGGTGTGGCAGACGGCTTGGGGACTGCAATAGACCTCATGGGGCAGTTGGGCAATGCCGCTGCTTCTGTCGGCAAGTTTATGAGCGGTGACATATTGGGTGGTATAACAGGCATGGTTTCCTCTATTACTTCTGTGGTTGGCATATTTGCTAAGTTGCACGATAAAAAGTACGAAAAGCGAATACAGAACCTACAAAAGCAGATAGACAACTTGCAAACAGCCTACTCACGTTTGGAGCGAGCTTTCAACAATACCTATTGGGTATTCAATGATGAGCAACGCCAAGGCTACGAAAAGAATATACAGGCTATCAAAGACCAAATCGCAGCGTTGGAGAAACAACGTGAGGTAGCAAAGAAAGCGTGGGACTTCGCACAGTATGCCAAGCTGACTACACAGATAAAGCAGCTCAATGCGCAACTTAACAAAGCAAAAGAGGGCGGTGATATGCTTTCTTTGTGGCAATCGCAAAAGGAATCATTGCGAGAGCAACAGGAACTTATGCGCCAACAGATACAGGCAGAAAAGAGCAAGAAGAAAACCGACAACAACAAAATCAAAGAATGGGAAAATCAGATTGAGGAAATAAATCAGCAAATCGAGGATTTAGACCAACAGATGATGGAAACATTCGCTGGCACTGATGTAAAGAGTGCCATTGATGAGTTTGCGGATGCAATAGTGGATGCGTATTGCTCTGGTGAGGATGCGGCAAAGGCTTTGGGAGAAACGACAAAGAAAGTGCTTAAAAACGCTGTCGTAGAAGCTCTCAAGCGAAATTTCCTTGCTAAAGGTATCAATGATGCGGTTGAGTATCTTGGAAAAGCTATGGAAGACGGTGTGCTGTCTGACGAAGAAAAGAAAGAGTTTGAACGCCAAGCAAACGCAGCGGGTGAAAAGTTCAAAGCTGGATTGGAAGCTGTGGGAGATTGGATTAAAGATGTTGATGAAACAGCGAGCGACCCACTTACGGGAGCCGTTACCTCAATGAGTGAAGAAACGGGCGGTGTGATTGCTGGTAGGCTCAACGCTTTCATCATTAACCAAGGTGAACAGACAAGCATAATGCGTGAACAGTTGTTGCAACAGTCGGAGATAGCGAGAAACACGGCTTTGTCGGCTGAACGACTGCAAAACATTGAAAGTACGCTTAAACGCATAGAAACAAAGGACAATTCATTACTATCACAAGGCATTTCGTAAATATGGAACTGGTAGAACAACTTAGAAAGGATGGCACAGAGAAAGGTCTGTGCTGCCTTTGGCAGATGAAATTGAGGGGTAATTTAGACACGGAGGCATTGGTAAAGCTCTACATCAAGGGCATTGACTTTTGCATTTGTGAGGATTACCCCACGCTTGACTTTCTTAGGACGCATTTTAAGGGCAACAGCGAGCCTTACGGTGTCTATATTGATGAAGATATGCCCACACTCGCAAACAAGCCCGATTTGGTGCTTAATGGTGCTTGTAGGGGCATGTTGGAGTATGGCGAGTATAGCGTTTCACGCCTGTATGTGCGCCACACAAGCGAGATAGCCGTAAACGTGTCTGACCATGCCATTTTGACAATAGATTTGTTCGACAACTCCAAGTTACACCTGTCGGTGGTCGGTGATGATGCAAGCGTTATCCTCAATGTGTATGGCAGCAACGCCACAATTGATTTTGTGGACGGTGAAAAGCCTAATTGTGTAATCGTGAACTATAACAATAAAACTACATACTGATATGGTAGATAAGAACTTGATACTTTACTTGCCATTTGACGACCCCGATGGCAATAAGGCTTACGACTATTCGGCAAGCCGTGCTGATGCGACACTTTCAGACGGGGCAACATTCACCAAGAACGCCAAGACAGGCAAGGCACTTGCTTTGAATGGCGGCGAGTGTCTGACCGCAAAAGCCATTCCTTTTAGCGGAAACTTCACGGTGTCTGCCTATGTAATGACAACACAAAGCCGTATCGGTTGGGTGGTAAATTTACTTGGTGTAGATAACTATCGTGAAAAGTGGATTGATGTTGCGCCTAACCAATGGTACTTTATCGCCTTTGTGCGTGACAGCGACATATTCAGAGTGTACATAGATTCGGAGTGTGTCTATACAGCCTCGCTTGGTGGCACACCACAGGGTTTGAGCCTTTGCACTGACGAGCTGCTTACAACGACTGCAATCATTGACGAGCTGAAAGTGTACGATGTGGCAAAAACCGAAAAAGACCTGTTGGAGATACAGGCAGACAACGATGTGGAATACTACATTGACGGTGTGAATTTCAAGGACTATGGCGTGTATGTGTCTGGTTCTACTGGCTTGGTCGGTCGGCTTGCGCAGAAAGACGCATTGCAAGTGGATTGGGACAACTACCACGGCATTGTGCGTGACAGGAACAGAAAACGCTATAAGGAGCGTACCATTACACTTGATTGTTTCCTTGAGGCGAGCGGTCGCAGCGCATTTGTTGAATGGACTAACCGCTTTATGTCATTGTTCGATGGGGACGGAACACACCGTTTGACCGTGGAGTATGACGGAAAGGCAAAGCCATTGGTCTATGAGGTCGGCTTATACGATGAAACCGACATGACAAAGACATGGGGGCAATACAACAATGACCTTATGGTCGGCACGTTCAAAATGAAACTCATAGAAGATGAACCCGTAAAACGTGTGTTGCGCCACATATCGGCAAGCGACAACTCCAAGGCAACAATAAAGGTTACATCCACAAAGTTGCTCAACATCTATTGGGGGGACGGAACGCATACATTCAATGTGAGTGGCAACGAAACAACAGTAGAACACACCTATTCACTTGCTGGCGAGTATGACATCATTGTTGCTGGCGTGATTGAAGATATTGAAAGTTTTGAAACAAACGATATTGTAGTATGGGAATTACTCAAATAACAAAGCGCAATGGCGAAACAATACAGCTCAACACAAACGAGCCGTTTTGTTTCGTCAAAGAGGCTACTCTTACAAGTTCCTTAATGGGAGATGATTACATTTCGCTCAAAATAGTTTCCGCCAATTGGTTGTCATTCGCCAAAGGAGATAAGATAACCGTTGGTGGCAAGGAATATAGTATCAGAGCCACAACGACCCGTGAGGTCGTTTCAGAGGGTTATTACAACTATGAGCCTGTCTTCTATGGTGTCATGTACGACCTTATGAAGACAATATACCGAAATTGCGACAAGTACGGCAAAAGCGACAAAAGCACTTTCGACTTGACATATACAATCAAGGAATTTGTACAAGTCCTAATCTACAACTTGGAGAGGGATTACCCTGGTGTATGGAAATTTGATGAGGACAACTGCCCAGAAACGGAAGCTAAGACAATTCAGTTTTCGGGGGTGAACTGTTTACAGGCATTGCAAACCCTTTGTAATAGCGAGCAGTTTAACTTGGAGTTTCAGATAACCCAAGACAAGGGTGTGCGCACTATCCATATAGGCAAGTTCGGCAAGCGTATCAATCCTCCAAGCGGTGCTGATTTCTTTGAATGGGGCAAGGGTAACGGATTGTACAACCTCAAAGAACAGAAGATAGACGATAAAGCCATTATAACCCGTCTGTGGGCAGAGGGTGGTACAACCAACATTCGGAGCAATTACAGGGAGTATTCGGAGCGACTGCAATTGCCGTACCCACAGCGAAAGAACCAGTACGAGCATACCCTTTCAGACGGAACGGTTGTAAAGGTGGGTTCTGAAACAATCGGCATTGCTGACGATGCAAAACGCTACATTGAGGATGCAGAACTTCGTGATAAGATAGGCAGTGAGGAAGATGTAAAGACCTACGATAACATCTACCCCACACGCACGGGAACCGTTACGGCTGTTGTGGCTGATGATATTTGCGCTTTCATTGATGATACAATGGACTTCGACCTTAACAAGAAAGACGATAAAGGCACGGTGTACCTTGTGGACGGAACGAGCGCAAAGATAACTTTCACTTCTGGGCGGTTGGCTGGGCAACAGTTTGAACTTGAGGCGAAAGGTGGCTACAACCACGAAACAAAGAAATTCCGCATCATTCCATTCACGGATAATAGAGGTTTGACCATACCCTCCGCTGAAACACAGGACGCTTACAAAATTGAGGTCGGCAACACCTACAAGATAACTGACATATATTTGCCCGAAAGCTACGAGCAAAAGGCAGAAGAGGCTTTGTGGTATGCTGCAATGGAAGATTTCAAGACAGCGACACAGGCAAAGGCTCAATACACGCTGACTTTGGATAGGCTCTACTTTCTCCAAGAACTAAGCCGTGATACCGACACAAGCGTGTTTGAGGTGGGCGATTATGTGCCTGTAAAGGACACACGTTTTGGCATTGAGAAACAAATGCGCATACAGAAAGTAACACGCAACCTTTTGTTGGAACAGGACTACCAAATCACATTGGCAGACACAACAGCCGTGTCTATACAGACGCAAACCGTGCTTACTGTCATTGAGCATGAAAACATCATAAACAACAACCGCCTCCGTGATTTGAACAAAGCAAGGCGAGGATGGAGAACCACAGAGGATTTGCGTAACATGGTTTATGACACGGACGGATATTTTGACACGGACAACATCAAGCCAAACTCCATTGATACTAATATGCTGACCGTTGGAGCAAAGAGCCAACAGCTTGTTTTGTCTGGGTGTGTGCTGCAAGCCAACTTTGGGGGCAATCCGAATATGTTTGTCGCTACGGCTGGCATACTCTCGCACCTCACCATTGACAACGACAAGATTAGGAACTGGCAAATGAATGAAGCCTCGTTCAAATTGCAAAGCACAGGCGGTTACTATATGTTTGCCAAGTGTTCAAAGAGCGGTGAAAACGGTGTGTGGTATCTTACCCAAGAGCAATTGAAGTTTGAGCCTACGAGCGACCCAAACAATTACTATTTCCAAGTAGGTATTATATCAAGACTGTATGCTGATGATAATTTCAGAGATTTTCAGACCACATACGGTTTCACTCGCATCAATGGCAATACCATTACAACGGGACGCATCATAACAAGTGATGGTGAGTGTTACTTGGATTTGGACGGAAACAAGTTCCGCATTGGTGACAGCACAAGTTCTATTGATTGGAATGTGTCAGCAAAGAGCCGTCTAACCCTCAAGAACGTGTCCGTTGCAAGTGGCAGTGGTGATGTTGTTCCGTTGGGCGTGTACCGTGGCGTATGGAATAAGGATTACATCTACTACTATGGTGATGAGGTTTCTTATACGGATAATAGCGGTGCAACGTGTACCTATCGTTACAACCACGCAACGCCCTCCAAAGGAATAGTACCAACAAATTCTGTTTATTGGGGTGTAGTAGCGCAAGGCGCAAACGGCAAGAATGGAGTGAACGGCTCTACATTCTATTTCATCTATACGGCAGCAAGCAGCACACCAAGCACACCTACATTTACAGACCCAACATCATTGATAGGGCAGAGCGTGTGGAGCTTAAATCCGCCAACCCCAACGAGCGGTAAGTTTGTATATATGTCGCAAGCAATGCTCAATGCAAGCACGAATACTTTTGGAACGTGGAGTACACCCATTCGTATTACGGGCTTGAATGGAGAAAACGGTGCAGATGGAACGGATATAGAGTTTATTTATTTGCGCAACACAGGCGATACACCAAGTAAACCCGCCTCAGAAAATAAGGACGATTATGTACCGAGTGGTTGGACGGACAGCCCAAGCGGAATAACTGCAACTTATCAGTATGAATGGGTTTGCGTTAGAACTAAGCCAAGCGGTTCTGGCACATGGTCAGCTTATAGTACGCCTGTCATTTGGGCAAAGTGGGGTGACAAAGGTACGGATGGTGATGGAATGGAATATATATTCCAACGTACAGAAGTTGAAACGGCTCCAAGTACTCCATTGATATTCTCGCCAAATGCGGGATTTGTGCCGAGCGGTTGGACTGATGAACCAAGTGGAGTGTCGGCTGACTATCCGTTTGAGTGGGTTTCTATGCGCAAGAAAACAAATGGTGTATGGGGTGGCTTTTCAGAGCCTACCTTATGGAATAATTATGTGGTATGGAATCCGAACTTGCTTGAACAAACAGAATTTGAAAGCATGGATAGGCTGGATAGGTGGGATGTCGTTTCTCGCTATAATGGTGGCAGTGGTATTGACACAAGCATTGCCCACATCAATACAAGTGGTGTGGACGGACATAATTGTTTCTATGACAGGAACGACAAGCGATATTCTGAATCCGTTTACAAGGAAGTGTTGCAACAGACTTTGCAGTCCTCTACCGTCAAGAAGTTGCAACCCTCCACATGGTACACCCTTTCGTTTTGGGCAAAGTGTGGAACAAACACAATGACTATAAATGAAACAAGCAGTGCATACGGATTTGCAAGGCGCACATTGTATCTGAAAAAGGGTAGCAAGTACAGGCTTACATTCAGTGGAAGAATTGACGCACAAGCCAAATCGGACGGAAAGGAGTTGAGGGTGTTCGTTTGGCAAACAGGATGGGCATGGAGTAAGTCTGTTGCTGTCAGCAATACATACGATTCGGTAGGAATACTTGATTTTGATGATGTCCCCTCGGATGGGGAATACCATCTTACGGCTTATATGTATGACAGTACAGACCCACGGACAGGCACAGTAACCCTTAATTGGATTAGATTGCTTGAAGTGGACGGTGCAATATTCCATACATACATATTCCCAAGTGCCATTGATACAACCAAGGTGTTTGTGGATGGCGTACAAAAGAACAATGTCATTGGTGCGGATTGTGCCGTTGGCTATAAGGCAAGTGCATCATGGGTAAAGCACACGGTTACATTCAAGACCAAATCAAGTTTCGCTGATACCGAATGTGTGTTGTTCCGCTTGCTGCCAATCATAATTGAGGGCAACTCGCAATATCTTTACATCTGTATGCCAAAGTTGGAACTTGGCAAGGTGGTAACCGCCTATGATGCAAATTCAAGCGACAATCGCCCAGACTACCAAGAATACCGCTTTGCCAAGAATGGCTCACGCAATAGTGCGCCCGCTTTGGTTAAGACGGATGCAGAGCCGAGCGGTTGGACAACTACACAGCCGACTGTTGGAACACTTGAATATCTTTGGATGGTCGTTGCCAAGAAAAGCGCAACTGGTGCGTTGCTCACCAATTGGAGTGAACCTGTGCGTATAACTCCTTATGACGGTAAGGATGGTGAGAATGGTAAAAGTCCAGCTATGGTGTATCGTGGCGTGTATGATAGTAGCAAGACATATTACGGCAATCAGTATCGTGTTGATGCAGTCAAATACAACGGCATTTACTACGTTGCCCGTATTGATACAGGTGAGTTCCACAATATTGCTCCAACGAACACATCAAAGTGGAATAACTTTGGAGCGCAGTTTGAAAGTATTGCAACGGGATTATTGTTAGCAGAGAACGCAAATATTGCTGGCTTTATATTCAGAAACAATAGACTTGAAAGCTCTCTGTCTGATGCAAATGGGCAACCAAATATTATTTTGGATGGCGTAAGTGGAAATAGCCGTTTTTCTGGAATATTAAAGGCGAGTCTTTATTATGGTAGTATGAAAAAAATAACAGATGCGACAAATAGAGAATACCAGATTGACCCACAAAAAGAGGCTTTCAACGGTTTCTTCATTGACGAACCGACAAATATACGCTTTGTGACACTACCAAAAGCAAAAGACTATGACGGTTTGGAAATAAAAATATATACGAAACAGTCACATTGGACACCCGACAGGTGGACTGTTGTGCAGTCACAATCAACGGATGATTTCTATGTCAAGTTAGGGAACATATATAATGTATATGATGCTAACGATAAGAAATATGTCGCAGCTCTTGAGAATTATATGACACCATACACGAATATAAAAGGTACTGGGTGTGCTATGATACCTAATGTGATGCACACGTTCAAAAGCATGAATGGGGCATGGTTCTCAATACAAGGTTTATATACAGGAGAATGAATTATGAGTTGGATTACAGAAAGCAACAGACAAAAGCACTTTCTTTATGCCATTCCTTGTGCCTTTCTACTCACGGTCTTATTCGTGGGTGGATGGCTTGTGGCATGGAGTTTAAGGACAGAGCTTATGGTGGTAAATGGGATTGGTTGGACTTGTTAGCCACCATATTAGGCGGTGTTTTGGGGCAAATGCTCCAAATATTGCTGATTTATGCCTTAAAGTGTGTTTCTTAGACACATTTTTACTACCTTTGCAGTGTAGATTTACCAAGTAAATATGGAAGATGTAAGAATTATAGCCAAGGGTCGTATTTCCGACCTTTCCAAGGGCTTCTCTTTGGGCGGTGTGCCGTTCTCCGTGTATGTCCGTAGCAAGGAAAACACGATGTTGAGCGACACACTGCTTGACTGCCGCCTTATTGGTGACAGAGAGAAGGGAGCCTTTCCTGTGCCAATTGGCGATTGGACACCCGCAATGATAGCGTACATTTCCCCAAACGCTATTGACTTGCAGAAGTATGAGGTATATTGGGGAGCGAGTGAACAACCTAACAAAATCGTATAAGAGTATGGGACTGATTTTAGGCAGTGGCTCTACAAAGCCACAATATCCTTATGATATGTGGTACGGTGTGCAAGGTGACTTGACAAGCAAGGATTACAAGCTCACAAGAGTTGGCAACCTTGACTTGCACCGCACATTACCCATACAGAAGAAGTTGAGGCGTTTCGTTGAGAACACGGACGGCTCTGTAAAATACTACTTGCACCAAAACGACAGCCGCAAAAAGGATTCTGGCGCAAAGGCTACCATTGACAGCACGGATGGAAACGTGATGTTGGAGAAACCCAAATACTATTTGCGTGTTGAGTTTGAGGGTACAAAGTGGGTGTATGGCATTTCCGAATATCCTTTACCCGGTTTTGTGGAAATGACACGCAAGACTTGCTCGCCTTGGTGCGCTACCATTGACCGTGACAATAACATTGCCGTGTCTGGCTGTTGGTTGCAATGGGATGGTGATGAACTTTTGCGTGATGATGAGGGCATATTGAAGTTGGCTGACAATGCCGCACGTTTCCGTGGTGGCAACGGCTCTAATTCGGCTTGGGATGGCACATACCATTCTATGCTTGGTATGCCAAGAACATCTATCAGCAAGGCTGGAGCAAGACCTTTGTGCAAGAATGGCACTCACCTTGGCGTGTATCGTGTATATACAGAAATAGCATGGTTACAGCGCATAGAGTATGCCTCTTTGCATTGCCAAGACACATACAACGAAACGCTGACCGCTGACGGGTTCAGACAGGGCGGTTTGGGCAGTGGTCCCGCTGTTGATAGTAGTCAGTGGGATACATGGGGTGGTTACAATCCATTCGTGCCTTGTGGAGTTACTGCAACGCTCGGAAACAATACAGGACGCATACCTTATGTAATCAAAGGTTGGACGGGTGGCGACAAGACCGTGTATGTAACATCTTACCGTGGACTTGAAGCACCCTTTGAGTATCTTTGGCTGTTGGCTGATGATGTGCTGATACGGCATATCCCCGATACAGAGGGTGGTCGTAGTATCGCTTACCTGTGCCAAGACCCTACAAAATTCACCTCACATTCAGACAACGCAACAACCGTTCCAGATGGATATGAAGAAATGTGTGATTTGCCCCGTGATAGTGGTTATATCCTACACTTCGCCATTTCAACGAATGGTATCTGTTTCCCCGATGCAATAGGTGGTAGCAGCAATCAAGGTGCTTGTGATTACTACTGGCATCCGGGCAGAACAGCAAGTGGATGGTGGGGTTGCCTCCTGTCTGCTAGTGCGTCTTATGGTGCGTCTGCGGGTTTCGGTTGTCTGTATGCGGGTAATCGTTCCTCGTACTCGTATGCGTACGGTGGCTTCCGCTTGTGCCGTTTTTGACAGACTGCAAAAACGGTTCACGGCGCAACGAAAATCGGGGCAAAGTGAGTGAGAGAATAAACAGGAAATATTAAAACAAAATATTTTAAGTGTCGGTAGTTTGGGGTTGCCTCCTGTCTGCTAATGCGAATAATGGTGCGAATGCGGGTTTCGGTTATCTGAATGCGAATAATCGTTCCTCGAACTCGAATGCGAACAGTGGCTTCCGCTTTTACCGTTTGGTTTCAATTGAGAAATAAGATACTGAAGCTGCCGACACTTTACCTCTTGGTAGAAAAATAGTGATTAACACGGTGCGAGTAAGAAAATTGAAAGCTCTGTATTAGACTAACGGCACATATAGTAGATGAACGCAAATACATATTTGTATCAATACTCCGACTTTGAGGATTGCGGTCTTTACATTGGCGATACAGGCAAGCTGGCTTGTTCTCCAAGTAAGAAGTTGAAGAACGTATATCACTTGCTCTACACAAACGAAAACTTGTGTCTGGCTCAATACAACGCACAGCACGGCAAAGGTGAACGCAGCGAGATTAACGATTTCAATGAGCATATTTGCGAAAGGCTTGATGAATTGTATGAAATGTTGGCGTATGAAACGTATGTACCCGGCAAGTATAAGGAAAGAAAGATACATGACCCCAAGGAACGTGTCTTGATGATTGCCCCATTCTTTCCCGACCGCATCATTCACCATTGCGTGATAAACGTGTTGGGCGAGCATTGGACGCATCTATTCATTGAAAACACTTACGCTTGCATCAAAGGGCGTGGTGTACACAAGTGTATGCTTGATGTGCGCAGTGCGCTTATGCGTGATAAGAAAGGAACACGCTATTGTCTGAAAACGGACATCCGCAAGTTCTATGATAACATTGACCATGCCGCATTGAAGATTGTGATAAGGTACACGATAGCGGATATTCAGATGTTGCGCCTGTTAGATAAGATAATTGACAGTAACGGTAAAGACAAGGGGTTGCCGATAGGGAACTACACAAGCCAATACTTAGCCAACTTGTATCTGGCTTTCTTTGACCATTGGGTTAAGGAAGTTCTGGCACCTTACATCCTACGCAGATTTGGAGTGAAACTGTATTATTTCCGCTATATGGATGATATGGTTTTCCTGTGCGAGAGCAAGGAAGCACTGCACTATGTGCTTGACATGACAGGCTTGTATCTCGCTGCCGAGCTGAAAGTGGAGTATAAGGCAAATTGGCAGATATTCCCCGTTGATGATAGAGGCATTGATTATGTCGGCTTTTTGCAGAACCATTACAACGTATTGCTTAGAAAAAGCATATTGTTGAAGTTCTACCGCAAGGCATCCATTATCGCTAAGAAATGTCCTATTAAAGATGAGAGTGATATAAAGCACCTCTTTTCGTCTGAATATGGTTGGATAAGCAGATGTAGAGAGGTACACAAAAAGAATGTCTTTAATAAAATTACAAACTATGGACACAAGCATTTTATCAATGGGTCTTTTGTCAGAACAGCGTCCGCAAATGATAGACCCTTACAACAACGGACAGGGAACATTTCTCTACAATCACAACATAAAAGAAGTGGATGTAGTAGCAGACGAAATGGGCGGTACGCACATAGTCAAGGAGGGGGAAACTCCGACAGGCAAGATGTGGCAGTACGACAGCCTCCGTGTGGAATATCCCAAGACAGCCGATAACATTTTCAGCACGTTAATCACTGCAAAGTACCCGGCTAAGACCGAAAGCAAGTTGGTGAACGAGTATCAGAGTGCTACGCTTGGCTTGATGGATGAATCCGCAAAGAAACCTTATGAGGATTTCTTGAAAGACCGTCTGGCAATCCGCACGATGATAGACAGCGATTGTGAAACCCTTAACATTCCTATGGACTTATGAACGAGATAGAAGATTTCATTGAAGACCCCAACGAGAACAGCGACCTTTTCGATTGTGAGTTTACATCTGTGGATGCGGTTGTCAATCAGATAATGGTGTTCACTGGTTGGCAGAACAGAGCAACCGAAAATGGCGACCGTACACTTGTCGCTTATGGGGAGGGTTACAATCGGTCTGCTTTCTTCACGGACAGCAAGAAACTGAAAGAGGTGTTTTGCAATCCCAAGCGACATTATCCGTTCCGTGCAATCATTAAGGTTGTGAGTTATGGCAATATGTACGGTTTTCGTGTGTTCTCGCCTAAAAGTGAGATAACCAAGGAAGATAGGGAAAACTTTGAGTTTTACAAACGTACCAAGAACAGGAGAAGCCGATGAACACGACAGATGTAACAACCGTTGCGCATGGTATAAGCGATTTCGGTATGATGGCGGTTACGGCTGCTTTCTTCTTGCTGTTGTCGGCTGCAATGATGGTGGCAATATTCAAGTGGTTTAAGGCTATCATAAATCAAATGATGCAAGACAATAAGGAGAGCCTCCAAGAGCTTGCCAAGACCACAAACGCACAGAACGATATGTTACAGGACATTTCCGAGGGGTTGCGTACAGAAACACAGTTAAGAATACGCAACCTCACAGGTTTTGCCTTTGACCTATCCATTGAGCAAGTTTGTAGGCTTATCAAGCGTGTGCGTGAGGAAAACCACATCATAGACCACGAAGCGACAGCTATAAAGATACGCAAATCACTTCAAGTTATCCATAACGACCGCAACAGCCGTTTTGACCCATTCACATACAGAGGTAAGCCAATATCCGAGTATTGCAACACTGATTGGGTTGAAGATGTGGCAAAGGTGGTAGAGGGCGAGATTTACAATGAGGATGGCGCAAACAATGCCCGTGCCTACACTAACGTGAAGCTCGCATACGACAACATCAAAACCGACTTCTACCAACGGCTGAACGCATAAATACAAGTTTTGCGTAAAATTATATGCAGAACTATACAACATTTTAAGCAGATTATATATTATGGTTAAAATTTTAATTGACAATGGGCATGGAGTGAACACCACGGGCAAGCAATCGCCCGATGGTCGTTTGCATGAATACGCTTATGCAAGGGAGATTGCAAAGCGTGTAGAAAAATGCCTCAAGTGTAAAGGCTACGATGTTGAGCGCATAGTGCCAGAAGAATTTGACATTTCGCTTTCCATTCGATGCAAGAGAGTGAACGATATATGCCGCAAGGTTGGCTCAAAGAATGTGCTTGTGGTGAGTATTCACAACAATGCCGTTGGCAGTGATGGCAAGTGGTATAGTGCAAGAGGCTTTACCGCTCATGTCGGACTTAATGCCTCTGCCAACAGCAAACGACTTGCTGCCTGTCTGTGGAACAAGGCTATTGAACTTGGCTTGAAAGGCAACCGTGCTGTGCCAAACGAAAAGTACATCACACAAAACCTTGCCATTTGCCGTGATACGCTCTGTCCCGCAGTTCTGACTGAAAACCTGTTCCAAGACAATAAGGAAGATGTGGACTTCTTGCTTTCAGAAGAGGGCAAGACTGCAATAACCACACTCCACGTTGAGGGTATCATTGACTACATTAACAATGTGGCGAAATGAGAAAGTGGGTAACTATCGCTATGGTTGTGTTGGTCTGTCTGTGTTCGGCTCTGTATCTCCGAAATAGAGCCTTACAGACGGACAACGACAGGCTGACCGCCAACCAAACGGCATTGATGCAGAAAGCCACCTATTATAAAACAGAGGCTGGCAAGTCGGCTGCGAGTGTTCAAAAGTTGGAACTTACCAACTCCGAACTGAAAGCCAACTACAAGCAAGTGTGCCAGACAGCAGAAGAATTGGGGGTAAAGGTTAAGCGGTTGCAATCCGCAATGACCACTGCAACCGAAACAGAGGTAAAGGTGATTACACAAGTCCGTGACAGCATTGTGTATCGTGATGGTGCTGTTGATACCCTCAAGGCTTTCAGTTGGCATGATGCGTGGGTAAATATACTTGGTGAACTCAAAGGGCGTGATGTGTCGCTCAATATGGTATCACAGGACACCCTCATTCAGATAGTCCACCGTGTGCCTAAGAAATTCTTGTTTTTCCGTTGGGGTACAAAAGCCATACGACAGGAAATAACAAGCACCAATCCGCACACCAAAATCACCTATACAGAATACATAGAATTGAAGTAGGTTCTTTTCATAGGTTAAGATTGTTTTTATTAAGTTGGGAAGTGTCGGCTGAGAAGTCGGCACTTTTTCTTGCTCGTTTCCCAAAAAATTGTATTACCTTTGTGGGCGAAATGAACGTAGTAATGAATGATGAAATACAGAAATTCTACAATAATTCTACAAAATCACATACTAATTGTGTAACTCGCTGAAAATCAGATTTGGATTAAGGGTTTCCTAAACCTTTGATCTGGGTTCGATTCCCAGCCGGAGTACCATCTAAGCACAACCTTTTTCTCAGACGATTATGTTAGGAGCAATTATTGGTGATATTGTTGGTTCAAGATTTGAGTTTGGACCAGCTCCGGAAGAAAACTTCAAGTTGTTTACAGACAAGTGTGGTTTCACCGACGATACGGTTTGCACTATCGCCGTAGCTGATGCCGTGCTCAACGAGCGTCCCTATGACGAGGCTTTGCTCGACTGGTGCGCCCGCTATCCCCATCCGATGGGTGGCTATGGCAACCGCTTCTGGAAGTGGGTGTGCAGTGGCGGAGCCCATCCGATGGACTCCTGTGGCAACGGGTCGGCCATGCGTGTGAGTGCCGTGGGCTGGCTCTTTGATGACTGGCAGACCGTCAAGGAAGATGCACGCAAGAGTGCTGAGATCAGCCATGACCATCCCGAAGGCATCAAGGGCGCCCAGTGTGTGGCGGAGGCGATCTTCTGGCTTCGCAACATGCGCTTTCCGAAGGCAGATTTGGAACTGAAGGTGCGCAAGTTTTTCGGCTATGAGATTCCCTCGCTCAAGGACGTGATGAAGATTGGGGCGGAAGGCCATTTCGACGGCACCTGCCAGGAGACCGTCCCGATGGCGCTGCGCTGCTTTTTGGACGCCAACAACTTCGAGGAGACTATCCGCCTGGCCGTACTCTGCGACGGCGACACCGATACCAAGGCCGACATTGCGGGAGCTATCGCTGAGGCTTACTACGACATTCCCTCCGGCATCATCGATCGTGCGCTGGACTATCTGCCCGACGACATGCTCCGTGTGCTCGACCAGTATTGCTCCCACGTCATGAAGCATCTGGGTAAGAGGGGAAAATAAAAGAAATGATAACGGACGCAAAAACTATACAAGAACTCCTTGCCGTTACAGTTTTTTGCGCTATCTTTGCATTATCTTTATAATATAAGATAAGCTGCACTCGGCATAACGAACAAGCAAGCTTGACGTTCTGCGCTCGTTGGCATTATCTTTAAAATAAAAGGATAAAAATATAGTATAGAAGAAAT